ATTATGCGAAGGGTGCTTGGGCTGGACTCGTAAAACGCAACATCCTCTTGAGTAGTATACCCGCGAGTCACCCTCTTCAAGACACTGAGTAACTTCTCACCCATGACTTGCCGCATAGTCTCTAAATCGTTGTCAGCAATACCTTGTTTAAGGGCAGCGCGTAACTCAGTGTTGCGGGTATATTCGTCTATAAACTCGTTGAATTCTGTTTCACTAAACGTGTCAATCAGAGTGTCCAGTTCCGCAAGGGGGATTGCTTTGAACTCTGCTATGTGCCCCAGCTCCTCAGCAATAATGGAATCCATGATGCCTTTAAGGTGCAACTCGTTCTCGACTATTGCACTCTTAGCAAACAAAGCTCTCACTAGATTCTCCCGAACCACATAAATGACGGGTACTCTCTCCCCGTCTTTCTCTACTACTACAGAAGCGAAGGCTTCGTCAGACCTACCTGAAAAAATACTGGGAACTTCATCTGCCGTTTCAACCATCGACACTGCGACAGAAGGAGGGATGCTGCTCAAAGATTCTTCCACAAGTGCTTGGATTCCTGCCTCCTGTTCAGCATTCATTTCTCCTGCTTCAAGCCCGCCCTCAGATCCGAAGGGACTAAACCTTGCACCTGAGGATTTAGACTTCATAAAGTCAGGCTTCTCCACGTTGCGGTAACGCGCCCTAGCCCTATCTATTCTAGTCTCTAAATCGCCAAAGAGCGTGGTTTGATCTTGGGCATTACCGATGTTGGCAAAATCTACTAGGTCGTCGAAAGCATCACGGAATTTAGCGTCTGACCGAATACCAAACAAATCTAGGATTGCATCGGCTATGCGCCGGAAAAGATTCCGCTGCTCTTTTTTAGGCTGCGTACTTTTCAGTGTGCTCTGAAACGTAGAAGACGAGAAGAAAGTAGCTATGAACTCTTCAAGACTCGAAAGGGCGTGGTCAAACTCAAGGTTTTCTGCGGCGGGATTCCTAGATTCTGAGGCAATCTTGTACAAACCCTCTAACCTTTTCTTAGCCCCACGTTGTTTGGGGGTAAGCTCAGAGTCTGGTTTGGACAGAAGGTCGATAGTAAAGGCATGTAGATATTCATGGAGCAGTACGGACTCAACCCCTTGTCCGTAGAAACCGGACAGGTTGATGCTTACCATCTTTGATCCATCTGCAAACGTGGTGTAGTTACCTGCGCTCCCATCCTGTACATCATATATAGAAAATCTGACGCGGCTAATTAAGTCTGGGTCACGTAGTAGTAACTCCGCTACCAATCGGTGCTGCCTGTTACGGCTAGACTTCTTTATCTTATTTAAAGCGTCTATTACAGAAGACGAGTCCCCCGACACAAGGCCCAGCCTATTCACCGTGAACTGATTCTTGCGCCGATAATACTGGAGCTTCTTACCAATAAAGATAGACGGGGCGTTATTAACTCCTAACTTAGACAACACTCCTCTGGCGACCTCCTCTGTTATCTCTGGGCGTTTCAGCATCCCTGTCTCAGAATCAATGGTCCGCAACATGGGAGAGAAATTGCTTATCAGGTTTATCGCTTCCCAATTATTTAGCACTTCTTCTTTTGCAATAGCTTCTTTCAGGCGCAGGACAAGGGGGTCGGAGGCGTGATTACGCCGCGCTACATTTAACAAATGCTCAAAGATGGGGGCAGGTTGAGTCTGTGCAAGGATGTGAGGCGGGGCCGCATCACCTTCAACAGCATCGACAACGCGCCTCAGCGCATCAGTAAACAGTTTTTGTTTTGCTACGGTATCAGGGCCTCTTTCTCTTAGATAGTTTCTTACCCCTACGCGAATAGCCTTGGCCGCGCTTTCCATGTCGGAGGCGTTGATTGTGGCCGTCCGCCACAGAGCCTGCACTTCGTCGCCAGTAAGGTTGCCGACCCCAAATTCTTGGATCTGAGCTTCAGTAGCGATGGGTAGATCTTGCTGATCTATACCTTGTTCTGATGCCAGTTCTTGTTGGCTTGTCTCAAACTCAGTGATAGTTTGAGAGGCGTCATAAGATATTGTAGAAATATCTGGGAATAGCAGTCCCCGTCGATCTTGGAGCCTTTTACGTGCTCTACTACCTGCATCACGTATAATCGCATAGAGGTTCGTAACCGCAGGGTCAGAACCCTCTTTAGTATAAGCTAAGTAGTCTCTTGCTTCTTTACCAAAGAATGCGCGGATAGTTACTTCAGGCCAGTTTTCAACAAGTGTAACAGAATTGGGGGTGGTTGTAATCTTGGGGCGGTCTTTATTATCTGGGAACCCATACTTCAATAAGAACGCGGCTTTATTCTCAAGGCTATTAACTTTTTCTCCTACCGGTAGGGGCTTCCTAAACCTAGCTGTAGGTTTATAGTAAACCATACTCTCTGGTTCAATCTGTGAAGACAGTTCTTCTGTGCTTACTTCGGGGTCTATCTCATGGATGGTAACTACTTTCTGGTCGCCCTCTACTGTAACTGTCCTTTTCCTATAGGACGGGTGGTAGGTGAATAGTTGAGTCCTTTTTTGAAGAGTAGTGTATACTTCAGCTAAAGCTAACGCCCTTAGTGTTGCGCTCTCTTCACTTGTAACCCCAACATTGAGTATTCTACGTACCGCAAACCCGAACTCGCTAGTAGGCTTGCCTTGTACTATGCTTGAATACTCTTTAGCAAATAACGCGTTCAAAGGAGCGAGTGGCCCCCCTCTTGCCTCTTTATCTTTTTCGGAATTGAAAACAATTAGTTGCTCTCCTACGGGGTCGCCGTCTTCGTTAGTCTTACCTAGTTCTGCGTTCAGGTAGAACGAAGGGTAACCAGTGACTTCATTTATTTTTAAATGCCCTTCTAAGTAAGCAGGCAGATCCGTCAAAAGAGAGTCCCCGTAGACAGCGGACCTTTTAGTAAACTCAGCACCTTCGACAGGTATTTCAACGTCTACAGCGAAGAAAATTTTTCTGTTGGTAAGGGAGTCGAACTTTTCAACAACAGCAATGGCTGGGTTGCCAATATACTCCCCATTTTTTATGTAAGAGTCAGGCACTCTTACTATCATCTTCTTTTTTAGAAGAGCGCGAACACTTATAGGGTTGTTATTAAAAACACCGAATGCCGTGTCAAATTCATACAATGCGCCTGACTTACGGTTAGCTTCTTTGTTTTTAAGTAAAGAGGGCTTACCCACCCCAACCATCAGTTTATTAGACTGAGCTTCTGTTAAACCAACTGTTTTAGCGGCTTTAACAGCTTCATTAACCGTTAGTACGGGATACAGTTTTTTAATACGGTTATTGATTGTCGTGTTAAGGGCATCCCTAGTCCACTTTCTGGTCCTTGTTCCACCTTCCCCAAGCAGTGTATTTGCATTGAATGCCGCATCAGGGAAACCATAAGGTTTTTCTTTTGTTATTTTAACTGGAATGCCTGACCTGACATGCTGGTGTACAAGCTCTCTGATCCTGTCTCGCAAAACTCTGTTCGCATATACATCAGGGTACTCGACGTTCTCTTCAATATCTCCTTCGATACTGTCGGGATCATTCTCCGCAGTATCTTCAGATGCATTGAATTCTTCTCGAAAAACTCGTTTTGATTCTGCAAAGATGTCGCGTAGGTGGGGCTTTAGTTCTTTTTCTGTGAACGAGACGTTAGGGTCACTAAGTAATTTTTTTACCCACGCTTCAAAGTTAGCTACTTTTCGGGCTATATACGCTGCCCCAATAATAGCTAGGTCTGCAAGATCTGTCGGATCAACACCTAAATTAAAAGTAGTTCCTCTTTCGCTTCTGTCCTTTCGGCGTTGTTCAGCCATTTGTTCCAACCTTCGGGCGACGGATTCAGTCTTAGTGATTGGTCCTTCGTCTTCTTCTAAAGACTCATCTGTTTCTTCGCTTACACTAGCTTCGTTTTCAGCTACAGCTCTAAGCACCTCTACTGCGGCTTCAGCATCTACCCCAGCTTCGGTTGCCTTCTCAGCATAGTCTTGGAGGTCTTCGTCTGATATTTTAAGTTCTTCTTGGGCGTCAGCCTCATTGCCTGCTTCGTCTATCAACGCCTGTTCTTCTGCCACTGTAGGGCTGGGAGCATAAGTAAGTGCCCCGACGACATTTGCGTGCGCTTCAGTAACCCAATAATTAAACGGTTGGTCATTAACGTCCGCTATCTGTGTTGGTTTACCGCCAAATATTAGGCCGACTGGTTCTCCCGTAGTTGGGTTTACTGTCGAAGACTTCTTAACAGTGACACCAAAAGATTTTAGTTTCTTGTTAAGAGACGTTAAAGTCAGCTCGCCCTTAGGGGGGTTATTTAAGAGCTTATTTTTTCGTTTCTCTAAAGCGTCTATAATCAAAGCATACTCTTCTTCTGTAACATCTGTAGTAGAAGATGAAGCGACGAAGGGTCTATTAGAGTACTTAACTTTATTATCCAGTAACCTTTGGTACAAGTCGGCTGGCAGAGAAGATTTAATAGCAGCTAGTTGGTTAGTGTTCAGAGAAGGCATACTGCCCCTCCTCGCTTTTTCTGCTTCTTCTCGTGCTTTGTCTGCTTCCTCTCGTGCTTCTGCTTCTTCTGCCTCTTCTCTTTCCAGTGCTTCTACTGTAATTAGGTCTGAAGGATCTGGGTCTGGTCTAGTAAGCACTTGCGCAGAAAGATCTCTGAAGTAGTCCTCTATTTCGATAGGGGTCGGAACTTTAACCTGAGTCACAGGTACTATCTGACCTCCTTCACGACCAGAGGTTCTGATTATTTCTTCCTCAGCAGCGGCTTCATGTTGTTCGGGAGCCGCTTTAGATACGGCGTCTACTACTTGATCCGCTGCGTCTTTCTTGATTATGTCCCAAGCCTCGTTGATCTCCTGCATTACTTGCTCCGCTTCAGGAGCAGGATTCACATCAGGGTGATTTGTACGTACTAAATTACGGTAAGCAGTTTGTATCTGAGCAAAAGTAGCGCCCACAGCCACGCCTAAACGGGCATAGGCTTCAACAACATTTTGGGGTTTCTCTCTTTCCTCAACAGGGGTGATCTCAGATGGTTCGGTTTGCTCTTGGGTTTGCTCTTGGGTTTGCGCGGGTTCTCGTGGGCCACTTCGGTAAAAGGGGTCGGTGGCTCTTTCTGGGTCGATGTTTGCCCTTTCCCTTTCGTCCATGATGTCCTGAACAGCATCTGCTGTCATAGGACTGTCCAGATCTCTCAATTTCTGACCGGCTTCTTTGGCGCGTTGTGTATTTATCTCCTCCGCTATTCGTGTGGCTACCTCTCTTTTAGCCGCCCTCTCACTAGTAACAGCCGACCCCCGTACGGTGCGGCCCAGTGTGTCCCTAAAGACGGGCATGCCCAATCCAAAGGCTCCTCCGTAGGCCGCCGCAATAAAAGCGCCAGTGACTCGATCTGAGAAGGGCATGTCTTCTCCAGTGAACCCCGTCTGAATGAAGCTATTGATGAACTCATCCAGTCCTTCTTCTAAAGCCTCATCAGCAAAATTTTTCCCGTGGCGAAGCATCGCATTTGTAAAGACAAAATTTTTCCACGAGCTTTTAATCCCATCCGCAGCTATTTTTGCTAAAGCCGCGTCGTAGACATCATCAGGTAATTGCCCTAGTTTCTGGATGCTAGATCTGTGAGTAACCGTGTTGGCGACAGTGCGTTTAAGCTGTTCCCTTACTTGGGTAACACTAGCGCGACCGACGATAAAATCTTCTACACCGCCCATTCCAATCCTGCGGAACCCAAATACAAGACTTGCTGTAACCGCAGAGGCCATGAGCCCCGCTCCCAAAGCCTTCTGATGTCTTTCTTCAGACGGCATATCGTCAGGCAAAGCACTGTACACAGAAGCGTAAGTCATGCCTCCACTGCGGGTAGCCGCAGGTACAAGCATAGCGGGCTCCAAAACCAAACGTTTCGCTACTACTTCGTTGTACTTTTTAATAACGTCTACAGCAGTGGCCTTTTCAAAAGCTTCTCTTGTCTCTTTATTGGCGAAGGTTTTCTTTTTCTTGCCGAACGAAGTGATTAAATCTTTGGCCAGCAGTCTGTCGGCGGCTTGCTCTGTGGTTTCTAATGCCCCTTTAACTGTTTGTCTTTTAAGGGAGCCCGCAATAATACCTGTAGCTATGCCTTTAGCAGTAAGTTTTGCCCCACTTTTAAGGGCAAGATACCCAGCCCCGCCCACACCGGTAGTCGCGGTTAAGAATGCCGTAGCCCCAAGATCAACAGTTACAGGCGCAATCATAGACGAAAGGGTTGTGACCCATCCCACGTTGTCGCCCATCATGTTTGCCAACCGTGCTCTAGCTGCGCGTTCTCTTTGATTCTTCAGGAGAGTATCTTGAGCCAGTTTATTTGGCTCTTTTCCTCCCGCGCTTGTCGCAGCAACACCTAGCGCAGCGACCGTGTCAGTAAAAGCATCTGGGATAGATCTTAGGACAGACCCCAAAGTCTCATTCCTAAACTCACTGTATTCGTTGTTCTCGAAAAACTCGTCGAAGATTTCGGCCTCTTCTTTGCCATCAAGTAATCCTTGAGCTACTGCCTCATTCCACTTAGTGCCTAAGTATGTCCTATTTATGACTTCATTGAAGTCGTTAAACATTGCTCCGTTGAGCCTTGTTCTCCGTCGCAGTCTTAGTTTCTCTTTCTCTGGTTCAGAAAACCCTGCAATAGATTCTTCAAACTGAGATTTCTTAGCGAGAAGGTCACCATGAATAACTTTATCCCCATAACCGTAGGTGCGGACATTGTTTGCTAGGTTCTCATCGTCGAAACTAATAGTGCCTCCTGACATGGCCATCTCGCCAGCCATGTACTCAACGGCGGCAAGGCGGTCCTTCAACGGTATAGAGGACGAATCTGGCAGTAGGTACTCAAGTTCTTCTACTACATCAGCACGAAGCTCTTCATTTAACTCTGCATTAACTCTGTCTCCAGAGTCTTTGAACCTATCGACATAACGTTTTATAGAGTTTGTAAAAGAAGTTATATCTTGGTCGCTTTTTAGGGCTGTGTTTAAAGCGAGTAAGGCATCCTCATAATGAGCCCGCTTGTGAAGTGCTACACCACTATCCCCATAAAGAGTCATCGCCTGCTGCACTCCTCGTATATCGCGGGGAGTGAGGAACCCAGCGTCCACGCTCTGTTGATAGGCTTCGTAAGTAGTCAGGCCCTCTGCCGCTGGCCCGCTTTTTAAAAAGTAACCGCCCTCAGGGTTTGCTATGCGGACAAATGGGGATGCCCCGTCTGCTCTTAGTTTGTCTACCGCGCTGTTGTAATTTCTATTTACAACGTCAGTGACATTAGCCAGTAACTCTTCTTCTTGGGCAAGAAACTCGTTAGTAGCTTCCCCGCTTCCTTTTACTTTTAAGAAAGCGTTATACGACCTGATGGCCGCACCATCTTCAGAGCTGAAATCTACAACTCCTGAACTATTGACCAGTCGTTCTTTTTCCTCAAACGTTGGTTCTGGTTCTGGCCGATTAAGTGCCTCAGAGATCTGCTCATTTTCAAGACCGGCTCCTCCTTGTTCAACAGGCGTCCGTAAAGAGTCTACTAAAGTCCCGTTTAGGAGTCGTTCTATCTCTTCGTTATAAGACCCTTCTTTAAAATACGATTCCCGTAGATGATCCGTGTGGGCGATTCTAAGGTCTACGGGGTCTGTCAGTTCGCTGGTCGCTGACCAGTCTTTGAAGTTTACAAGCTCAGGCACAGCTAAGTCAGGTTATATGTTAATGGGAATTATTCAGGGGAGGGCAACATTGCCCTTCGGATATCTCGTTCAGCTCTAGTGTCGGTCAGATCAAGGCGTTCGTCATCCACATCCCCTCCGTAAAGGTCGTTTCTTCTAAACCGTAAGGATTTGCGGTACTCTTTAAACATCTCCATGTCAGAGTTAGGGTCTGATTCTGGGTATTTTTCTTCGATTTCTTTTTCGGTCATTGATGTACTACGCGCCAGATTCTCTACTAGCCTTTGACGATCCAGCGATTTAAACCGCGCCGGTATTTTGTTCTGAGCCATAAACGCAGCTTTGGCACCTGCATCTCCTGTAGCACTAATCCGGTCCCATTGATTTTGAACGTCGTCGCTCAATGTAGGTAAGACATCCTCAAAAGAGGATTCAGTTACACTAAGACCTTGTGCAAAGGCAGTGTCACTTTGGAGTTGCTTCTTTTTTGCATCTTGGAATTCTTCTGCCTTCTTTAACTGGTCGATGTTTTTCTTCTCTCCGCTGAGGACATCTATACCTTCATCGAAGGTCATCTCTCCACGCAGAAGTTTTCCACCGGCAACATTAGCCTCTGGGCTAGGCAACTGTAAAAGTCTATTAGCGAGTGTAGAAACACCTTCTTCTAGTTTACCCTCTTTAGCTTCTATATCAGCACGGGTCTTTGTCTGGTTAAGGGCTGTATTATACGCTTGGGCAATCAACGGTACATTAAGCAGCGCCTGAGGATTTTTTCTCCCCAGATCTTGGATCTGGTTGCGTTGTTCAAGAGGTGGCGCATCACTATCTAAAATGGCGTCGATACGATCTAAAAAAGCAGGGTCGTTATACTGCCGTTGTAGTTCTTGTTTTTCTTTCGCATCTTTAAAAGCGAGTGCAGAAGTCTTAAAAGCCATGTCCTGAGCTTGCAAGCGCATCATGTTATTCTGCATAGTCATCATGCGGTCCTGTAAAGGAGCAATGTTCTGTGCATAATTAGCCTGCATGCTCCTGTAATCAGAAGCACGCATCCCTCCTTCAGGGAAGAAGTCCCCCATGCCGGAAGCGACCTTGCTGGTCTGGATTACGTCGTCGCTATTAAAGTCTAGAGCCATAGGTGTTTCTTGAAGATTGTTGGATATTAGAATCTGGAGAACCTGCTATCCCAATGTTGGATCTCATTTTTTTGTAGTCCTCCATCATCTTTTGCATATCAGCCATAAGCTGTGCTCCTTGTCTGCGTTCTGCTTCTTCGCGAGCGCGGCGTTCAGGAGTGGAGATATTGCTCCCTTCAGTTAGCCTTTGTCTTTCGGCTGCGCCGAACATTTTTTGGGCCTCGCCAGAGGCTCCTTTTCTCAACAACCTGCGGCCTGCTCTATTCATAGCCCCTGAGAAAGAACCTAACTCGCGGGGCGTCTTCCTCAAAGAGCTTCCTGCTCCTAAGCGTTGGCTAGAACTATTTTTATTTTTGACTGCTGCGAGGAACCCTTCGTCAGAAGCAAAGTCTTTTCTCCTTAACCCAGAGGTTACTAAGTTTTTTGAGAGCGGGGCACTTTTCCCCTTTCTCCCTAACTCAGTAAAATACTGTGCTATCGAACCCAGCGCACCAAATTTAGGCCCACCATCTTCTTTCGTCTTAGCTGGAGCAGCCGCCTGCATTGCTGCACGGGTAGCATCACTGTCGATAGTAGGCGTCCGCGCATTGATCTCTGCAAGCTGGGCTTCGGCCCTTTCTTGTCTTTCCCTAAAGCTTGTAAGCAAGTTCTCCCTGTTAAAAGCCTTCATATCTGATCTTTCAGAGGCGTTTAGTCTCCCATTACCGTCACTGTCAAATGCAGTAATATCAGCTTCGGTGGTTCCGAAAGCTTTTAGTCTTGCCTCTTCTTGCCGATCTGGTGAAAAGCTTTGTTCCCTTTCCTGTGGTGGGCCGAAAGCTGCGAGTCTTGCCGCCTCTTTTTTATCCGGCGAAAAGCTTCCTGTTTCAGACTTCCCCATGCTCCCAAAAAACTTGGCTTTAGGAGTGAAGTCTTCTTTGTCAGATTCTTCAGTTCTTCGTCTGCCGCTTGCTGTAAAGCCGGGAGCATCTACCCCCTCTATTTTCTCACCTTCTTTTTTATCTTCATATTTAAAATCAACTTCAGGTGCTTTAACAGGTATAGAAGGTTGAGTTGACTCAACGACTGCTTTGCCTACGTCGCCAAAAAATTCACCCGTTGCTTTTCCCGCTGCACCTATAGCTTTACCGGTGTCTGTGACTACCTCCTCCAACGGTTTTATAGCACCTGACCCTTGGGGCCGAAGCACCCTCACGTTTTTGCCGCCAGCCGGTTGCTTCTTCTTCTTCTTTTTATCGTCTTTGTCTCCGTTAGCCATGATTACCAAAGGTGTTTGCAAGCCCAGTAACGGGCAGTGGTTTTATCTTTTGCAGTAGCGCAGTTGTGCCTCGCTCTAAAATTAGCTCGACGTTTAGGATCTTTATGTTTTCTAAAATCGCTGTAATCGCGGTGCCCGTATGAGACTTTCTTAATTTTGTCCCCTTGCTTCCCCAGCACTACGAATTTTTTCTTCGAGCCTTTCGGGGCTCGCTTAGGCTTATTGAAGCCAGCATAGGTCTCCCCCATATACTGTATTCTACCTGAAGGTAGGCGCTTAAATCTTTTGGCAGCCACAAGCTATAAATTACCTTTTTACCTTAAAAATGTCAATTGTAGCGAAAACGCAGACCTGAACTCAAAAACTCCTCTCCTAAAACACATGGTACTGATGATAAGATCATTGGTACCAAGGGTATTTGAGGAAAACTTTTTGAGTTCGGTCATGAGATCAGACCTGTTTCGGAGTTCTCCAAAGCTGCCCCCAACGACTGGATTGTAACCCGTTTCCTGAACCCCGTACCCTGATCCTCTTTCGGTGGATCGACTGCCACGAGACCTAGACGCTGGCGAGCACAGTCGAGAGCAAGGAATGCGGCGTCGGCCAAGTCGGGGCTCCTACCAAACCGTGCCTTGAAGTCTGGCTTGGATTCAATTTTCACTTTCAAGGATCCAGTTTTAATCATGTCGTAGTTCCTAGCACACATCTCTTGGGCGAGGTCAGAGCCAATGCCGTAGATCTGTTTAGTTCTCATAAGTTCCTTACCCACAAACCATAACTCAGATACACGGTTCGTGTAGAGTTCTTCACCAGTGAGCTGGCTATTCATAGATACCCGTTTATCAGAAGCCCTACCCCCAAAAGTAACACGCATAAAATTAGGTGACCATTCTCCTGCCAAGACATCACAGAAAGGAGCCCCCGCTCCAGTGGAGTCAACCGCTACATTCTCTGGGCTGACCCCCTTTCTTTTACAGTGATCCACTATCTGCTGCACAATCTGGTAAGTTCGCGGGACTGCCTTGTTAGTAGCATCGTCATTGAGGTGGATTGAATCGGTAAACTGACAAACATATTGCCCATTTCTAGCGTAGCCTACCTCAGCGATAGATAAGATCGTCCGGTCACCGCCATTTGTGAATGCAGGGTCAACACCCGCGACTACTGTAGGTTTGCCCTCCCATTCGACCTTACCCATTGAGCCACATTTAGTTAGCTCAGATTCTGAATAAATCCCTGTCGTTTCGTCAGAGTCAAAAAAGACCGCCCTGATCATCCTCATATACCCCCGCGATTCCGGCCCCAACAGAATCCTGTCTTCTTCTAGTTTTTCCGCAGTCGGGAGCCAAGGATACTTTGTTTCCCCCAATAAAACGTTTGGGCTCCGCTCTCCGTCTAGTCTTATATACTTACCGCCCCACTTGGTGTCCCATTCGTCTGCCGTCTGTATGTCCACCGACTCCCAACCCTCTTTAGGCTCCGACCACACACCAAAAGCGTCGAACCGTGAGTTCGGGTTAGCCATTCCAATCATCTGGAAATGGGGGTTTTTTGACAGGTTAGTTAATCCCGCCTGAAGAATTGCTTCGGAAAGCTCCGAAAGCTCATCCCCAATCAAAATAACTCGTTTCTGTTTAATACCAATGAACTTACCTACCGCTTCGCGGGTCTTGCTTTTCTCAGCCGCAATCAAAGACAGGCCCGCTCTCTCGATAAGATTATCTTTTTCATCTATATACGCAGCGTTTCCAATTGAATCCCGAATCTTGATTGGTGCCCCGTCAATCACTGACAAGAGCGATATCACTGAACCCCAAATCCTTTTTCGTGCCTCACGCAACGTGGTTGAAGTCATGAGGATCAGGGTATCTCTGGGCTGAGACAACCAATTAACTATACCCCACGCCGCCATAGTGTGAGATTTTCCCGACGAAGCTGACCCGCCCACTGACAAATATTTATTGTGTATCGCTGAACGAATCATCTGTTCTGCCCAAGGGTGACGAATCATCATGGGTTCAGGTAAGTCGTCGTGATTCCACAGCTCGTCACATATTCTCCAGAAATAGTACTCGCGTGCTAGAGCACGGGGGTGGTGCGCGAACCCATAAAGCAATGCCGTCAATAAACTGGTCGGAGGTATTAACAAACCCCCTACGTCCATCTTTTTTGTTTTCGGGTCGATGCGCGGCTCTATAACGCGCTTGCGTTTGGTTGGGTCGGACGGCATGATGGAACTAGACACTAATCTACTTATTTTAGGATGGGGGACAAGAACGAAGGCAACACCGAAATAGTGCAAAGAGCTTTAGAGATGAACGCACAGGGTATGACCAACGCCGCTATCGGCAGACATCTTGGTGTCCATCAGGGTACTGTGAGGAGGTGGTTCCGAAAATTAGGGCTGCCCCCTAAAAAAGCGGGGTTCACGTTACCTACCGTCACGCCCGACAAAGACGAGCTTAAAGAGAAACTGGAAGTAAATCTTTCAGACATGACTCAGCAAGCAGCTACTGAAGCCCGCCTAGCTGCTTCAGAAAAAGAAGATCAAGTGCTCGCAGAAATAGCGGAGTCCCAAAACTCACCTTCTGACAAGTATCAACATTACGTTGCCGCTGCTGGGATCAAGTTACTTAGGGACAGTATGAGCATGGTGCGGGGGCCGAGGACTATCCGAGAGATGTCAGAGCTGGATCAGCTTATTAGAAGGAACCTTGGCCTAAACGCCAAAACAGGTGGAGGGGGCGGGCGAATGCAAATAGATATTTCAATTTTAAATAATTCTACAGACAAGAATGGGAGCAAACGGGTATCCGATAAACCCATTATAGACGTAGAAGAAACTAAGAAAGATGAGCTGGAGTGATAGGTTTTCTTTAGAGTTCAACGGCCCCGAAGATTTAGAAGGCCAATACAACATAGGTATCCTTGACGAGATAGTAGAGGCATACATGGGCGTAATAAGCCACCCCAACGGCCCGCCTATAGCTTGCTATAGCCATGAACTATCCGCGCACATTTTATCTAAAAAGTGGCGCATCACTAAAAAGTCAGCGTCTAATGTGATTGACTATATCGCTCAAAACGCTAGTGGTGATACGTCACCTGCGTTCTTAAAAACCTGATGTCTGATGTTTCAGAACCGCTATGTAGTGGAGAACCCTTCTGTTCTCCGCAGAGAGAACTTGTTTGAAAACAAGTTTGTTTACCGCGTTACCCTTGCTAAGGGCATATATTGCCGTGTAATACCTTCTACGTGGAAAGAAATCTGCTACCTAAGACTTCTGGAAAAAGGCGTGACTTATGAAGTCCCTAGTGAAGGGAACGGCCTTTTTATTACATTTAAAGCAATGCCTAAAAAATGAATACCAAAGACTTACTTGCGATACATGAAGAAACCTGCACCGCAGCGCAGGACATTATGCGCCGCAAGAACTCTGACTACACTGGAGGATCCAAAGCCACAGATGCGCTGGCTAACTTCAAAGCCTCTTTAGCCCTCAACCTGCACCCTGTAACCGGACTCCTGCTCCGTGTTCAGGACAAGATAATGAGGATACGGTCATTCGTGGCCGATGGAGAACTTCGCGTGATGAACGAATCTGTAGAGGATGCGTGTGATGACATTGTAAATTACGCTATTCTGTGCAAAGCTCTGTTGCGGGAAGAAGCAGAAAACAAAAATAAAGAGTAATGGAAGCCACGATCAAAGAAGCAAGAAAAACGGTGTGCGCTAGTGAATGCAAGGTATTAGCTAAATGGTTACAAGCGCGAGCGAAGCTAATCGAAGAAGGCCTTACCGATGACGAAAACACTTTAGCGGTACTTGGCCGTTATGTTGGCCGAATCAAAGCTGACGTAGACAAAGCGGGCTGGGTAGCAGAAGTAAAAGAGCTAGAGCACCCCGAATGATAGTAGGTGTAGACAACGGGCTCGATGGAGGACTATGCGCTATAGCGCAATTTAGTGGGGAGATTATTGATAAGATATCTATGCCCTGCCAGCAACGCAGCAAGAAAAGAGAAATAGACATATGTAAAATCCATCAGTGGCTCAGTGACCTGAACACTCCGTTTGTCATGGCTATTGAAGAACCACTGGCCCATGCAAAAAGTTCCCAAGCAGTCCGCTCAATGGCTATCTCATTCGGGAAGCTGCTGGGCATGGCTGAGTGTAAAGGATACGAGGTTGCAAGAATCAGTGTCCACAAATGGCAAAGGGATGTTCTGGGTTTTATACCCAAGGGGATGACTAAAATAGCTGCCTTGAATACAGCCGAACGACTCGCCCCCGAGGAGAACTGGTTAAAGAACAAAAGATGCCGCACTCCCCACGACGGTATGATCGACGCCTTCCTAATTGCCCATTACTACCGGCAAAGGAAAATTGTTGACAACAGCTAAGACTTTTGTATTTTTAACCCGTCAGTGTGTATTGGACTTGCGCTGGCGGTGATCCAAGACGTTTCAGAGAGACTGGGCGCCCACCATAGTTCTCCTCGTAGCGAAAACACCGCCAGCGCGATACACTCTAAGAAAAAAATTGAATTAAGTCTGGGCTTTTAGCCCTCGTGTGTTAAGGCCCTATGCATGCCAAAACACCACACACCGAAAAGCGTGGCTCAATTCTTTGAAGCTCACGACATACCTTTCTCAGACAAACCGTCTTTCTGGCGCAAAGCAATCAGCCCCGCGCTAGAGATGGGCTTCAAGATTGGGGAGTCTCGAAATGACGATATGGTTGTCATCACCCCACAGAGACACCGCAAATTATACAGAGGATTCGGGAAGTCTCAGTACAAGATGGGTATAGCCCTAGCACACGCGATGTTCAGCAATCGCATCCACTGATGAAAACGTTATTCCCGAAACAACAGGTGATCCACGACCTCTTTGTAGGTCAGCAAAAGCAGGGCAACAATACATGTGACACCTCTGACACCGGAGTAGGTAAAACGGTAGCCGCTTGCCAAATGGCAAAGACGCTTGGGCGACCTGTAGCGGTTATATGCCCTAAAGCTGTTGTGCCGTCGTGGGAAAGAGAGATGGCTGAGACAGGGCTCACCCCTGTTTTTGTCCTTAACTTTGAAAAGCTACGCACAGGGAGAACCCCCTACATGAAAAAAGCAGGGAAGAAAATTATGAGATGGGACTTGCCCGAAGACACCCTTGTATTGGTAGACGAAATACATAAGTGCAAAGGGCCTTACACCCAAAATGCCCAACTTGTTATCTCTCTTATACAGCAGGGATTTTCAGTACACGGGATGTCGGCAACAGCCGCAGAGGATCCTACCGAGATGAGGGGGCTTGGTTACATGCTGGGGCTGCATTCTCTTAATAAAACAGAGAACGGACTTAGAAGCTGGTACTCATGGATGCTCAGTAACGGGTGCGCTCAGAACGAGTGGGGTAAATGGGAGCTTATCAAAAGGTCTGTGCTGCCCCAAATACGAGACCAGATGTACAACAAGAACGTAGCCAAGCTAACAGCAGCAGATTTCCCAGACTCATTTAAAAACAACCGCGTTATCATTGAGACTATTGAGTTCAGTAACTCTTCTAAGATCAGGTCTGCTTACAAGAAAGCGGGGGTTACTCCTGAGATTGTACAACAGTATATTGAGAACGGGACGGTTGAAGACAGTGAGCATGTACTAGTAAATATCCTCCGCGCCCGCCAACTGGCAGAATCATTCAAGATCCCTGACCTTGTTGAGATGACTGATGATCTGGTAGCAGAAGGCAAGAGCGTTGTGCTATTCGTAAACTTCTCTGACACAGTTCAGACCCTGTGCCAGAACCTAAACTGCGATAGAGTCGAAGGAGGGCAATCCGCAGAAGATCGGCAGAATGCTATCGACCGTTTCCAAAACGACGAGAAGCATATATTGGTCGTCAACATTGCGGCGGGCGGCACAGGCATCTCCCTGCATGACACAAAAGGTAACCGCCAAAGAGTGTCGTTGATATGCCCTTCTTTTTCCGCTAAGAACCATCTCCAAACTCTGGGGCGCATCCATCGTAATGGGGCCAAGAGTGACGCTATTCAAAAGATTCTTGTAGCTAACAAAAGCGTCGAAGAAGCTGTGATGAAAGCAGTAGGAAAACGGCTAAGAAACCTCAACATTCTCCACTCATGAACCAAACCAAACAAACACAAAAAATGCAAATAGACCTAAACACCAAAGAAATGCAGCAAGCCGTTTATAACGCAATAACCCACACGATAAGTGGGGCTATCAGCGACCTGTTCGATCCAGAAAACGTCAACGGAAACTGCTATATGCCGCAGCTTATTCGTCAGGCAATAATAGACGGCATAGACAAAGCCCTATGCACTGGACCGGATACTCGTAATGCCATAGAGATGGGCATGAAGCGAGGTGTCGAAGAAGCAATGCGGAACACCCCTCCAATAGAAGACATCATGGACAAGCTGTCCGACATCGATGCTGATGCATTTGAGGAACGATTAAAAGAAATGCACAGTGCAGAATAAACCAGACCATGGTTCCAGAGGACACGCTGAGTTCTCCCCTTCTTCCCTGAAGTACGTCGCCTCATGTGCGGGGTACGAGGGGAAGGATGGGACCAGTGCAGCCGCTGAGATGGGCACACGCATCCACGAAGCGCTAGAAGTGCGGGACCCGTCTGCGCTCCATAATGAAAAGGAAACAAGTATCTATGACCAGATTGTAGAAATGGAAGCTGACTTCATGGGCAATTTTTCGTCCGTGAAGGAAGAACACAACGAAATCCAAGTCGATGTTGGGTTGGAGGGCACGGGGACATGGGGTACCTGCGACAGGTTTCTCATTCTTGAGTCCGGTACGGAGGCAGTGATGGCAGACTACAAAACGGGCATTAGCATTATCGACCCTCCTGAACATAACTGGCAGGCTAAGGCTTATACCGTAGGTGCTTTTCAAAAATACAAAGACATAGAAAAAATTGTTTTTGTGTTTTACGTACCACAACATAACGACTCTTTACACCATACGTTCAGCCGCGATGATGTGGCCGGTCTTATTCAGGAGTTAAGCGATGTGATCAAAAAGGGCGAGGAAGTTCGCCCTAAGTGGGCCAAAGGAGATATAGACCTTAAGGACTGCACCCCGACCCAGTACTGCCGGTTCTGCAAACACGAGGACGCTTGCCCTGCATTGGGTGGGCTGGTCATCGACGTAGCAAAGAAGCTCGACTCCACGATCCCTGATGTAGATCTGGAGAACATTGATGACCCTGCGCGTTTGTCGGAACTCTTCAACATCGCTAAGATCGTGGAGAACTGGGCTGCTCGTATCAAAGAGCGCACAATCGAAGCGGCGAAGGATGGCGTAGAACTCGACGGTTTGAAGCTGCGCTCAATGGGGCGCACCAGAAAGATCATGGACAATGAGACCTTTGCTACCATAGCAGAAGAGCATGGTCTGGAAGCTAGAGACCTATTGGAAGCCGCTAATTTACCTCTCGCAAAGATTGCAAAACTCGTTGGCGCTCAAGCGGAAAAGGGTGGGCGGCGAGAAAAAGAGTTGAATTTTATTGACGCCTGTGAAGAAGCGGGCATTATCCGCGCCTCAGACGAACGATTTACTATCGCGAGTCGATAATACAGAAACAAGAAACACGAAACAGTGAGCAAGAAACAAGAAAGTACTGCTATTGCAGAAGCCCCTAAGTCAGAATTAGCCGCTACTAACGCTAGTGGTATTACCATCGCTTCTAGCGATATTGATGTGCCCCGTATTAACGTGGTGCAAAAGACATCCGACATCGAAGCCCCTTTGGGAGCTGTGGTGCTCGACAAGCAGCATATCCTTGCTGAAGCGGACCAGCCGGTCCCCGTAACAGTTCTATCCGTCATAAAGGGTTGGCGGGAGAACATAGATTACGACTCCGATGAGATTCCTCAGATGGCGTATACGCAGGAAGAGGCCAATCGGATTGAACAAGCCAGCGAATACGACATGCTCGAATTTGCTGAGATCACCCTCTTGTTCCAACAACCTGAGGGCAATGAAGATGAGGCCGCGTATCCGTTCGCTATCGGCGACGAAAATTACGCTATTGGTCGCATCAATGTAGCGAAGGATGCTTACCGCCAAACGTTCAAACGTCTGGCTACATTCGCAGCCTTTAACCCAAAGGCTTCGCTACAATATAAGGTCTGGGACTTTAAAAGTTCTTTGATCAGCCGTGGTAAATATAGTTGGTTCGCGCCGTCTCTGGCTATCAGCCAATCGGAGCCTACCGACGATGTTAAAGCCTTCGTAGAAACATTCGCGTAATGGAATCTACAGAAGACTTTGTACAGGAGATGCCTTCCGACGACGATGTCCTTAAAACGGAGATCGCTATGTTATCAGGCATGATCGCGGAGATGGATGCTAAAGTAGAAGAAGCACAAGCCAATCTACGAAAGCTATCGGTAATCCGTGATACTCTCCAGCAGCACGTTGGTGAGTCGCAACTCGATCTTGAGTTGGACGAATAACCCTTACAGCCCTCCCCGACCCATCTGTCATCGGGGAGGGCTTTTTTACATATGACGACATTATGGATACATACGCACTGGACTACGAGTCCTACTACGACAAGACCTGCTCAATTAAGAAGCTAGGCCCGCTTGGTTATTTTTCACATCCTGACTTTGACGCATACATGGTGTCAGTTGTTGGGGACAACGGATATGAGTTTGTTGGGCACCCTAAAGACTTTGATTGGAGTCTACTTGAGGGCAACAGGGTGCTATCTCATAACGCCTCTTTTGATGAAACCCTCTACTTGTTTGGTGTAGAAAAAGGGTGGTGGCCCTCCGTGGACTTTGCTGAATGGCACTGCACAGCAGACATGGCAGCGGCTTGCGGCCTGCCCCGCTCGCTTAAAAACGCCACAGCAGAAGCTTATGGTCTTGAGGTCTCTAAAACCACACGAGACAACATGGCGGCTAAGAGGTGGGAAAACATGTCTGATGAATTCCAGCAAGAGGTAAGCAAATACGCCCTGAAAGATTCAGAGCTGTGTTTGAAGCTTTGGCAAGACTATCAGGACAAATGGCCAGACCACGAGAAGGTCATAAGTTTAACTAACCGGAGGATTGTTCAGAGAGGGCTGCCGATGGATACAGATTTACTGAAGGAACAACTAGAGACTATAAATCAAAGGTTGTTTGAAGCCGAGTCGAACATCCCTTGGGCGGGCGAAAGACCCCTACTTAGTCGCGCCGCTTTTGATGAGGAGTGCGTTAAACATGGGATAGAGCCTCCTAAGTCTTTAGCACAGACAGACTTGGATACTCAAGAATGGTTAAGGCAGTACGGCTACAAATATAAGTGGATCGAATCGGTTACTAACTGGCGTCGTATAAATGCCATAAAGAAAAAACTGGAGTCGTTTGACTACGCTACTTTACCAGATAGCCGTTACTATGGGGGGCTTATGTATTGGGGTGGGCACACGGGGCGGTTCTCCGGCAGCGGTGGTAATTTAAACTTACAAAACCTCCCTCGCGATGAGATGTTTGGAGTAAACCTCCGCCACATGATTTGTGCGCCGAAAGGCAGGAAGTTGGTTGTCGTTGACCTGTCTCAAATTGAGGTGCGGACTTTGTGTTGGTTAGCTGAGGATAAAGCTACCCTACATGAGATTGCCAACACTGATGACATATACGAAGCGTTCGCTATCAGGATGGGGATGTGGGACAAAGACTCAGGGTCTTTGAAGGATAAAGACCCTAAGCGGAGGCATAAAGTAAAAGCTATTGTTTTAGGTTGTGGTTACGGCGCAGGAGCCAAGAAATTCTCTGAGATGTATGACATGCCCGAAGAGGAAGCTAAAGCAGCCGTTGACCTCTACCGAAACAGGCTATCTGCTATCCCTAAATTCTGGAGGAAGATCAACAACAACCTGAGATCTTGCTATAGCGCGGTTATGCCTTACGAGGTCGCGCTGCCCTCAGGCCGAAGAATAAAGTATGGACGAACTAAGCTGGTAAGGCAGAACGGGCGGATTGGTCATGAGGCCATTGTGAGCAGAAATGGAAAACGTTTGCCGATGAAGCTGTGGGGTGGGGTTGTAGCAGAAAATCTGTCACAAGGTCTCGCCAGAGACATATTCTCAGATATGCTAGTAAGGCTGGAGGACAATGGCATAGAGTTAATTTTTCATGTGCATGATGAAGTAATCATCGAGTGCGATGAAAACCACGCTGATGAAGTTCTCAGTAAAACAATCAACATCATGTCTACGCCCCCAGCGTGGATACCTGACATACCCTTGGCCGCAGAAGGCCAAACCCTTACGCATTATCAAAAATGAAATACCGATACATCAAAAACCTCAGAGACCATACTGCTCATAAGACAACTGACCTTAGTAAGATCACCAAGAAAAAACCGTCGTTTAAGACGAAAGCGGATTATAGAGAGTGGTGCGCCGAAACTTCAACAGACCATATTTTCTATTCCGCCCTTGAAGGCAGAGCCCCCTCTAAACGGATTAGTAATGATAACCCTGTTCGCAAAATATACGGGGTAGTAGCGGACTATGACGCTTCTGTTAATTGGGTCGCTATTGACGAAGACCTTAAAAGCAAATGCGCCAAAGACAAAAGACCTACTTGGAGATCTAAAACGCAATCAGGGTATCTGCGCCTCGTGTGGGAATTTGACAATCCCATCCCTATAGACCCCAACATGTTTGACACATTTATGTCGAACATGATGAAGACCCTACAACTAGATAAACTATTTGCTGGGTTTGATAGCTCCTCTCTGCGGGCTAACCAATATTTTGAGTTGGGCGAAGACTGGGTGAAAGTGGATGGTTTACTGCCATGCAACGTTATACAAGCCGCCTTGACTAAAACGGTATCCGATAGGCCACCACAGTCTGAAGATACGTCGATACCAATCAATGTAGTGGCTGAAGAAGTAGAGGATAGATTCCCTAATCGTTGGGTAGGAGACTTTGAGTTAGGCTCTCGCGGCCCTTTGTTTTGGATCGACGATGGCGTGAACCGAGACGGGTGTCAGGTTGTGGAAGACGGGATTGTCTGCTATAGCGACCGTGCCGGTAAAGGGTTTATGTCGTGGCGGGACATATTTGGGGCCAGCTTTGTAAAAGATTACGAGGAGAAGAAACTATCGGGCCTGCTTGACGAGTACTGGTTTAATGGCCGTAGCTTTTTCAAAGTGCTTTATGACAGTGCGGTTTCGATACCGAAAGACCAACTAATATTGGAGTTAAAGCAAGCTGGGTTTTCTCCGAGGCCCCGAAAGAATCAGCCGCTTTCTGAAGTAGAGGGGGCACTCCTTACCGTAAGTAATCAGAACCGCATAGATGAAATTGCCCCTGTTGTTTTTTCATCGGACAGAGTTGTGTCTTACAACGGCCACCGCATACTTAACTGCGCTAATATAAAACCAGTAGAACCGGATGAAGATGGCGGCAAATTAAAATGGCCTTTTCTGAACGGCTGGCTGAGTCAGCTATTTGTTAATAGCGGGGAAAGCCCCGCCTTAGATTATTTTTACGCTTGGCTAAAACGGTTCTACGAGTCCGTCCACTCACACGAGTTTGTGCAAGGTCAGGCATTGTTATTGGTGGGGCCGACGAATAAGGGTAAGTCGCTCTTGTCCAACAGAGTCATTAGTGGCCTAGTTGGGGGTTATGCCGACGCTTCAGATTACTTGTCGGGGCAAACTAGATTCAATAAGGACTTAGGTAGAGTGGCTACGTGGGTAATTGATGACACTACTTCAGCGGCTTCATTCAGGGACCAGCGAAAAGCTACTGAGTTGATTAAACGAGCTGTGGCTAACCCACGCGTGGAGTATCAAGCAAAGTATGCAGACGCCATGTCCATACCGTGGACAGGTCGGGTGGTAATGTCTCTGAACATGGACATTAATAGTTTGTCAGTCATACCCTCTTTAGACAGCAGTAATAGGGACAAACTAATGGCTCTCCGAATCAGCCCCACTGCCACTAGCGATTTCCCAAGAAACTCCATTCTCGAAAAGACTATTGAAGACGAGCTGCCTCACTTCGCACGTTTTCTCCTCGACTGGCAGGTCCCTAAGGAGGTGGAGGACGTTGGAAGATTCGGAGTAAAATCCTTTATCGACACCACTGTCGCTGACGCTGCTTATGACAATAGTAGTCGCAGCACTATTGCAGAACTCGTTGAGTTCTTCGTTAAAAGGTGCAGAGAACTTAATGATGCAATGACTCATTGGAAAGGAACCCTTACAGAGTTCCAAGTTGCTGTCCACGATTTTAATAATGGGCGAGCTGTGGGAATGTCAAACAACCTCGAATTCGTACGTCGGGGGATGTCTACTCTAGAAGAGGCTGGTAAAAATAACCCCCATTTGAGGCCCGTTAAATCGCGGGGTAAGGGCGGGGGCAAGTTATGGGAGATCAATCTTGATCCTTGTTTCGATATTGACGCGATGACTCAAAGGAATCCGGTCGGCGCAGGGATTTAATCGGGACATGGTACCCGTCGCAAAGATAAGTAAACCCTTCTTCATCAGACTCCCCTTTCTGTTTAAAATTTTGGGCTTTAGTTATATGGTGAAGAGTTGTCCACCCTAACAGCCAGACTTTCGATAGGTCTTTATGTACTCTAGTAAAAAAATACAAATCAGCTTGCAGCTCTTTTTTACCTTGGGTGTTTACACTAGCTACGTAATGCAGTCTAGGTTTTGTAGTGCATGTTTTTGATTTAACATCTACTTTCTTTTTATTGAAAATATAATCGTGTGTGTAGCACTGCTCACCAACGTAGGCAGAAGAAACAACATATTTACCAAAAGCAACTTCTCCCAAAAAACCAGTCATCCGCCCTATGCCTTTAGTATAGGAGCTAGGGGGAATACCCAAAGACTGAGAACGCCGGAAGGCTTCGGCTACATCTTCTTTAGTAGGTCTAAATAATACAAACCTGTTTTTAAGTTGTTGAAATTGATCCATAAAACGCAAAGAGCATCATTGCCTGTACCTCCGCGTTTTTTCAGCAACTCTTTTAGGTTGTTTAACAAACTGCTTACCTTTTTTCGTGCCCTTTCGTTTAGCCGCAGTAGTAGCAGCGTATTCTTTGTCGGTAAGGGCTTTGATTGCTGCTTCTGGTAGGTACCTCTCCCCTGTTTTACTAGACTTTTTACCGCTCTTCGTGCGCCACTTCTGTTTAGTCCAGCGCTCTAAAGACTTTTGTGGGGCGCGTTTAGCCATTACATTTTTTGTTTTTTGCTCAAAAGCCTCTTAGCCCTCTTAGCAGAATCAGAACTTTTAGGTTTTTGATGGCTATACCCTTGCCGTTTCATATTCAAATGGTCTGCAAAAGTATTAGCTTTGTACCCTTTGCCAGACTTATCGTACATCATATGAGGTTTGAAACTCTTCGGTTGTTTTTTCATAGCTAATTATACTTAATCTCTATAGCCCCCACCAGCTTTCTTATATCTAGCTGCTAGTAACTGAGCTTTACGCGCTGACCACTGTCCTTTTTTGCCGCCTTTTGAACCCCGTTTAATAGCTTCAAACATACGCTTCCGCATCGCGGGCTTGGTGTAATTCCCAGCTTCGTTTACACGGGACTTAGTTTTTTTCTTAGACATTACTTTGCTAGTCTCCTTTCTACCGCTTCTTGAAAAGTTTTAGCTGCTTTAGGTGCTACATGGATATTAGCTTGGATACTCTCTTGTTTTTTAAGGGCCGACGATAATTTTCTCATTCGCGGGGCTACCCCTGTCTTATCTTTGTCAGCAGCACGGTATTCATCATTGTCTAAAAACTCAGATGAAGCCTTACCAAACTCCTCGTCTTTAATATGCTGTATTGTTTTAGGCGAACCTGACAAGCCACCTCTGTAGAATGAGGACACAACTTGTAACTGAAGCTCAGGGTCAAAAGAGAAAAACTGCCTGCCAAAAACTCTACGGACAGAAGTTAATTTCTCGCCGACATCTTTTTTAGCGAGCTGCATCGCTTGGTCTTCGGTAATCTTCTTATTAAAGAAGGGAGATTTCTCATAATCTTTGGTAGACCCATCTCCAATTTTATGGCCAATACCTATAGTCCAAAGCCCTTTGATATCTTGGTAAGGCTCTAGCTTAATATCTTCTTCAGCTTTTAACTCATCCATCAACTCATCTACGCTAAAAGCAGGAGCCATCGGTGACACGAAAGCTTTGGTCATTTCTTTTTCCATAATATATTATCCTTTAAATCGTTTGCAAAATCTCTCCCATGCAGGAAAAAATAGTTCTTCTATGCAGACAACTAGGCTTTCTTCTTCAAAAGAATCTAGCCGGTCCAAGCCTGAAAAAGCAAAACAGGCATGGAGCATTTCGTGTCTGATCGTTGTTTTTATTTCTGCGGTCTTTAAATGTTTATCAATTACAATTGTTTTACGTTCGTGAGAGTAATACCCATAGTAACCTTTCGAGCGATTGTTCTCATCACTCAGATCTTCTTTTATAATCTTAACAGGAACTCCCGCTATATGGATACTTTTGGGGAGACTCATCCTTCGGCATATTTCTTTATTGCACGGGCATAAACCCCTGCCAGTTTACCTCGATTGTTGTTTATCATCCTCCACTCGTCGGCGTTACTCCCAAAAAATGGTTCGGCTATAACTGCTGGTGGACTTACTTTACGTAAAAAATAAGAACCCCTTTGTTTGGCAACTCTGGGTTTTGCCCCTCGTGAAGCCAAATCAGGATAAGATTCGTTCATCTCATCCCTAAGAAAGTAAGCTAATTTGCTGCCCAGCTTACTTGAGTGCCAGTACAACCACTCATGGCCAGTAGCTCTAGGCCCCGCTGAATTAAAATGAAATTCTATGACAGCGTCTACCTCATCTTCCTTTAGCTTTTTAGCTAAATAGTTAATCCCAGCAGTGTAACTTTTAACGGGGTATTGGTCGTAAATTACAAAGTCTACTTCACCCTTAAGGGGGCTGGCGACTCGACGAACCAAATCACGGTTAAAATCCCACTCCGACAAAACATATTCCCCCGCGCTGTAAGCGCCTTGGTCTCCTAAACGGGAATGCCCTACTGCCAACCCAATTTTCATTTATTAATTAAACGGTAAAGAGATGCTATTCCTACCGCGATGCCAACAACTAGCGAGCCTACCCTCAGCCAATACTCAAACTGCTCTTGCATGCTGGTTATGAGTCCGATGACCGGAGCGGCCATCCCAATCAAAGAGTCAAATATACGTGTGTTAAAGATCATTCGCCTATGGTGCTAAGGGGGTCACGGTTGTAGAGCTTGTTCATTATCTGGTCCACTTCTTGCTCTAGCTCACCGATTTTTAAGTTCTGCCTAACGTCATCCGGCAACGAACCACTCCCCCATTTTCCAGCAGGCCAATCCCTCACAAAAATCGCGTGCTTTTCAACATCCTTAGCGATCATTTGGATCTGGAAGTCGTTGTGCTGGACTTCACTTTGAAGATTACTAGCCCACCAGACGATGCCCGCCGCTTGAACCGCGAGGCCAACCCCTAGTGAGACTAGAAACTTCGTGTCCATTATTTGCCGATGATAATAGCCCTGCGATAAGAATAATCGCTGTGAAATCTGTGTTCTTCACGCCCTACGAGAACACCTTCTTTGAATTGATACGACCTACCTTTAATCAATGTGATCGTCGGGGGATCGTATAACGCGCTGGCGTTCGCGCTCGATGCGTTTGTTGACGCGCTCGATGAGCAACTTGCTATGAGCATCGCCAATGGCAGCAAGACCATCAAGCCGATCTTCCAAAGCGTCGAGATGTCGGTCTCTTCGCAATCGCACATGTTCGACATAAGCCTGAAGAGCAGCGGTTAGTAGTTTAAAGAAATGGCTCACTTACTCTTGGCTTTGCCCACATTAAGGGCGAGCCACGATACAACGGCTGAAGCGCGGGAGACCCACTTGTTGTCACTCTCGTTAGGAGTCAATGTAGCAACAAGAGAAGCTACGGCGATTACACTTGCTGCGATTTGAAGCAGGGTGTCTACGTTTTCTGTAATATATTCGATCATAGGGGTAGGGGTTACATCATGTTGCTGGTGTATGCTCCCACACCAGAGGGGTCAAAACGAATGGCGGGCTTGGCAGCCCCGCGATGGGCGTCGAGTTGTTCGTCGAGGATATTACGGCAAACGCTCCAATGGTAGTTGGCTCTCTCAAGGTCAGCGTTCTCCTCAGCAATATTCCCGAGCATAGCATGCTTGATAGCATTAAGACTCGACATATGGACAATGTCCGTAGGGGTAAGAAGTTGTTTAAACTTTCGCTTTAGTAAGAGACGGATCGACATTGTTGTGCTGTTCCGATTGTCGATCCGGTAACGCCGGTAGCGAGTTATGTGGTTGGCCTGTTGGATACTATCAGCCGCAACAAGCGTCTCAGATGAGCCTGTTTCTTCCCAAGTCAGTTTAACCGGAGCTGTGAGTTCTGTGTCCCCCATCCTAATTTCACTGATGCTGGTAATGCTCGTCGTGTTGGTTGTAAGGCTGGCCTGTCCGCCACAATTAAACTGACCACCCATAGCTACTGTATGATCTGCGGTTGGTGAGGAAGTGCCCGCCCCATCAGAAAAAGTTACATGCACTTTCCCTGATGCGGGAAGCGTTGTGGCTGGGCTGATAGGTTGTAATTTTAAAGAATATGTTTTCCCAGCCACAGGCTCCTCAACAGTGGGTGAGTAGCCGTCGTCCACAATACCGAAAGAAGCTAGTGTGTTCTCACCAGCACGGTCGTTTCGGCCCACGATGTTGTAATCATGGAACTGAGCCCTAATTTCTTGTGGGTAAGAATAATCTACAGTGTCACCAGTTGTGTCGAGCAAAGCCGCAATTACAGATTCTGCATGGTCGGGGATCGTGAATGTCCCACCAGAAGTAGATACAACGTGCTCAAACAAAAGATCCCGCCACATTCCCATGCTGTATAGTCTGGGCAGGGCGAGATTCAGTTCTTTTCTAAACTGTGGGGCACCTTCAACACCTTGAGCTGCGGGTGAGCCGCATGAAGATTGAAGGGCGTCAGTTACCCCTTGAGCAGTCAACGTGGCCATAACCCACGCTACCAGAATAGGGGTTAAAGGTCAAGATTAGGCAAAAAACCCCTAACTACGGCCCGATTCTATCCATAACAGTAGGGGACCAGACCACATCACTGGTGACATTTTGTGTAATTTTATTGTCCATAGATACTGACCCTAGTTTTACATGATATGTCCCTTCAGTAGACCCATCTTGTGCTGCTTCATCCCGCCTACCAGTAGTAGAAGTCCCCATGCCAACGGATGAGATTGCAAATGGATCTGGTTCTCCTATCTGAACCCAACAATTAGTAATTTCATTGAATTTCCCTTTCTCAAGGTCTACTTCCCAAACTAAGTAAACATCTCCATATGAGCTTAATTGATGATAAGGATCTTCATTATTTTCCCCATGAACAACTGCTTTCATGGGGTTGCCATCTTTAGTGTCTACATTAGGGACTTGCTGGGTAATATTACCTATTTCTTCTTGGGCCGCCCCACTACAATAAGTAATCTGACCAGATACGGTGTGTGTTAAGGAACCACTTCCGTAGGTGCTGCCATCAGTGTCTTTAACCCCCGATGTTGTAGCTTCGTTAGGTTGACCGGTATTTAAACTAAGGGAGTGCTGGTGGGATGGTATAGTGTGGGTGTGGTCGTGTTCGTGGGTGTGTGACCCTACTCCAGCGGTGTGGGTGTGGTCATGTTCGTGGGTGTGTGACATCGCCACATCATGGCCATGAGCTATATCATGTGTGTGATCTCCATACCCACTACCACTTTGGACACCGGATGTTGTAGTAGTTTGAGACGACGTAGAACCATAACCAGAAACCGCCGCAACGTCGGTGCCGGTAGTCGCGTCATCTGGCTGGCTTGTAGTCACCGTGCCAGAACCCCCGTTTACATTTCCAGTAGTTGCGTCATCAATAGATGTCGTAACCGTATCAGATCCACTTCCAGTTGGCCCCGATCCAGTAGACCCCGAAATAGAGTGAGTGTGGTCGTGTTCGTGGGCGTGGTCGGCATGGTCCGCTACGGCAATCGCGCTGGTTTCAAACCGTAAGGTGATAACATCTACGCGCCAATGCAGTTCACCATACGCAACCTTCGCGCCCCCGTCCCCGTGCATCAAAGCAAATGCGTGAGGACGATGAAGCAGTTCCCCCGCTGCCCTTTCGTAACTAGTTGATGATCCTTCAGCCGACCCTATCTGAGATCCTTCTGGAAACTCTGGATCAGGGATAGGGCCTAACTCAATAGGGGTCATGTATTAAGAAGGGTGGTGGACTTTGACTACCTCAAGTAAATAGCCGCCTCTAAATGGTTGCTGGGTAGCAGACCCATCAAAAGGGTTGCTAAGGTTTGCCCAATCAGTCGGGCTAGAAGCCTTACACCAAGGTTTAGGGAAAGCGTATTCTCCCAGTTTATGCACAGGATCATTTGTGCCTATAAAATCAGTAAGGGTGATTGCTTCTGTAAGAACATTAGATACTCGCACGCTAAATTGAATTCCGCTATACGAGGCACTAGATGTTTTAAATATGACTGGCTCAGGGGGAGTAAGAGGCTCTTTGCTCCACACTTGCAACACAGTCATCTTGGTGGCCCCGCTAAAGCCATCCTTACCTTCTTTATTTCGAACAGTCACCGTAGTGTTGCTACTGCCGTCTTTTTTATTAGCAGTGGTAAAAATCAAATCCTCAACAACAGCGGGCCATGTAAAGTTACGGTAGGTAGTGTATTCGCGAATCTTCTTACCGCCAGAGCCGTAAGTAGTGTGGGCCTCTGCATCTTGTGGGATTACATCCTGTAGAGTTACTTTCCACCAATCATGGCTTAATTGCTCTGCTTCGTGGTTAATGCCTGATGCGTCTAGCCCCCATACAGCTTCATTTTCCCAAGCCGCAGTGCCCGCTGTTTCTTCTCCGGCTGTGTCGGTCCCTCCCCCGTGGGGTGCATTGTATTTCTCCCCTCTATAGATTAATTTCTCTACAGTTCGTAAAACGCCTTCAGTAGCGGGGTCTAATTTCTGGGACGAAATATCTATTCTCCTGAAATAGACTCGTTGTTCAACTACGAACAGGCCGTCTAATTCTTTATCGCCTATCCTCTTCTGTTGACGGGTCAACAGAATGTAATCTTTAGAGACCGGAACTTCGTCGGGAGCGCCGCTATTGTCGTAAGTAATAATGTCTTCCGCAGCAAACTGATTAGTCGGATCCGGCATAAGCTCTCCAGCTATGTGGTTGGCGTCTACGTCAGAAAAGGCAGACCGCAACGTAACGTAAGTCCTTACTACGGTGTCATATTTATTACCCCCGATATCAGCTTGGCTGAACTCAAAGTTGTAATCGTCCTGCGAGGCTCTATCGGCTGCGTAGTAATACTCATACATCAGGCCATTCGCATCGGCCTGCTTGACGAAGCACAACTTGTGGTTTGGGAAGTTCTCTGTGTCAGGGTGCGCGGTCCCGTAGGCGGGGAGGTTAGCCTCTATTTCTGACGGAGTATTACCAATCTTCTGCGCGTCAACCGTCTCAAAAAACAGAAGGTCCGCTACCTTCGGTGAAACGAAAGAGAGGACCGACTGCCGCTGCGGGCTGGGCTGATTCCTAGATACAGGCACCTGTCGAGTATATTCAAACAGGGCTGGATTTCAAGTGGTTAAGCGTGGCGCTTAACCCTATGAATCCTCCCCTTCAGGGGCTTCAACTGCTTCAAGCTGTGGTTCTTCAACCGCAATCTTATCGAATAGGTGGGTGGCAGCTTTAGCCACGTTGATGCCGCCTGCTTTCACAGCGATATCAATGAGCTGTGCCAATGCGCGACGTTCGTCGTCGGATAGTTCGATTTTTGCCATGGAGGGACGCTAGAGAGAAAGAGGTTGGGGTTCAACTATTTTCTTTGTTTTAGGAGAGCGTCAGTGAGGTGGTCCTCACTTGGCCGTCCGTTCCTTTGTATTTAACCTTGATCGAAGTGTTGCTTGCAACTGTAAAGATAAGCTCTCCGTTGTTGGTAGGATCATCTGAGCTTGAGGCCGGAGTCTGGACCAGTGGCTTGTTGGCGACGACCTCTTCGCGGCTACCGCTGACAGTAAGGTAAGGAGTGATCCCGCCGCTGCCGTTGTCAGCTTGCAGCGTGATTATTTGATCCGTTGCCTGTTGCTCAAGACTCAGCTCACCGGTGTTCTGAACTAGTCGCGTATTACTTCCGTTGTGGAACAGTTGGAAATCGTTTTGGGTTCCAAGTGCAATCCTGCTATTGTCGGGGAATACAGTGTAGGTGTTTGTCCCGTCTGCCGAAATCCCCTTTAGTTCAAAGTAGGTTGTGATGTTATTATTACCATCGTCGCACTTGAAATACACTGACTTATCGTCAGCAAAGTTGCCTATCGTTAGATGACCAGTAAAGTTGTAGATCTGGCTGTCAACTGCATTGTGGTGAATCTGCAAGTCCCCCTCACCGAAGCGTAAAATTTTGTTATCTGTTATTCTTACATCCCCGTGGATGTCGAAATCAAAAGAAGGAGTGGAGGTCAACACTCCGATCCGGCCCGTGCTGGCATCAAGGCGCATGAACTCTGTGGAGTTGGCAGCTTGAAGAACCAAGTCGGCATTCGGAGTTGTCGGCCCGACCTTCATCAGGTTGCCGGTCTGGCTGAATCTGATTTCTGCTCCAGTCGGATCGTCGGGTGAAGCAAAGACAAGGCGGCCTACATTACCAGCGGCCGTAGCGATGGTTATTCCGCCGTTGCTGTTCGACTCAACAATCAGATCATCCGAGTTTGTATCGTAGGTAAAGCTGCCTGCACTTGCCGATTTTACGTGGAGCTTTCCTAATGGACTCGTAGTTCCTACCCCAACGCGAGCATTTTCTGAGTCGATGGCGAATGGGTATGAAGTAGTATGCCGAGAATAAAACTGTAAGTCTCCCGGTGTTGATCCGTCATCTGGCAGATACCAAGTCATCGTGCCGGTGTTCAGCATCAACAGATCATGCGTTGGGTTTCCGCCAGTGTAAGAGTCGTTTCCTAGCTGCAGCGAAACCGTGTTGTGGTTAGGCACATTCACATGAAGCTTTCCTGTCGGGGAAGACGTTCCTAAACCAAAACGCTGCGAGTTGTCTATGGTGACCGCCTTGACTCCTGTGCCTGTATATAGGCAAAGCTTGCCGCTAGAGGTAGTAGTCGCCATCGCCATTTCAGCGTTGGTGATCATGCCGAAGTAGCCAGCCCTGCCTGTCGTGTTGCCGTGATAGACTTCTAGGTATCCCGTAGCGTCGTTGGTGCTAGAGCTATTCGGGTCAGAGAGGCGAATGTGCGGATCGTTGCTCGTTCCGTTTAGGATGTGGACCTTTGTTGCAGGTGCAGCTACTCCTAGCCCAAGGTTGCCCGTATCGCGTGGGATGGTGATGACGTTGGTATCGTCAGAAAGCGTGGTGTTGTTAGTCGCGTGAACGCCGATGTTCAATGCGTTGGCGCTTCCGTCGTAATGAATAAAACCGCCTTGGAAATTGGCGCTGCCTTCAATGAGTCGAATCTTGCTTCCTTCTGCATTATTGCCGTTGCACTGGATCGCAAGCGTTGCAGTTGTTGCTCCGTTTATGTGTAGCGGATACGCCACAGAGGTAGTTCCAATGCCGACGTTTCCAGCGGAATCGATTCGCATTCTTTCCGTAGCAATACCTCCCGCTGCCGAAGCCATATTTGTGGAGAACAAAAGATCGTTCCCAGTTGTAGTAGCCCCAATACCAGAATAGCCGCCAGAACCGCCCATTATTAGACCTGCATATCCACCAGCAAACGCATCCCTACCCAAGTGGAATCTAGCGTCTGCCCCTGTAGTATAATAGCCCTGTATTACGCCTGAGTTAGCTTGGATTCTTGTTCCAGTCGCGCTCTCGCTTCCAAGGTATAGCGTTGAAGAAACCGCCGCACTACCTGTTACCGATAATTTTTGCGCTGGGTTAGTATTACTAAGACCTAAATTCCCAGCCGACGTAAGCCTTGCTTTCTCAGAGCCTCCAGCATTGAACGCAAAATGAGTCGCGTTTGCGTGGATGTTAAAGGTCATGTCATTTGTGCCGTCCAAATGAATATTGGTATCACTTGCAACGCTTGACCTAAGAAATGGAGAGTAAACATTGTCTGCGAATAAGTGTGCCAACGTCAAATTCGCAGCCGTTCCGCTGAATACTTCCGAAGAATTGGTTGCGTCTTTCAGCAAAGTGAATCCACCCGCGCTATCGTCCCATCCCATGAAGCCAACCTTTGCGCTGCCGTCGTAGTATCGGAATTCGATGCCCCTATCTTTGTTGTCGTCGGAAGAAGGTGCGGTGTCTCCACCCAATGTAAGAACGGGATCGTCTACCGTGACCGTAGTTGAATTGACTGTGGTCGTCGTGCCGTCCACTTGAAGATTTCCGAAGATCCTTACAAGGCCAGTGCTGTCTTCGATGCGAAGTCTTTCGGTGCTGTTTGTGCTGAAACGGATGTCTCCGTTTAATGAAATAAGGCGGTTGTGGTTGCTAGTGTGGGAAATTTGAAAATCATTCGAATTACCAAACAGTAACAGTGTCCCATCGTAAAAAGTAGTGTTCCCGTTGACCTCTGAATTTCCGCTCCACCGAATGCCGCCTGTGATGTCGAGGGTGTAGATCGGATTAGTGTTACCAATGCCGACTTTATTGTTTCCGCGATTTATAACCAGAGCGTCCGCGCTAAGGGCACTGTTGCGAATGCGGAACATATCATTGTTCGCGCCACCGGCGTATTGGTTCTCGATCGTCCAGTTCGTATATGTGCCTGACAATTGAACAACAGGACCAGAACTACCTGTTCCTTTTACAGTAACGGTCGGAGTAGCTCCTTCGACATGAAGGATTGATGCTGGTGACGAAGTGCCGATTCCGACTTTTCCTGACTCATCAATCAGCATTCTTTCTGTGCCGGTTACTGTGGTAGTATTGGCAGCAGTGTAAAATTTGATCTGTGTTGCTGCGTTAGCTTTGTTTGTCCCACCTCCTATGGACACACTGCTGTAATTTTGATCAGAATCACCGACCATAAACAGCACAGGTTCTTGTGCGTTTGTATAATGAGGGAATGCGACCCTTGAGAATTTGCGAGTGCTATTTGTAATTGACTGTGCGCCTACATCTCCACCCCCAACAAAAGAAAATCCGTTTTGAGGGGGTACCACCGTCAATGTGTGGCTTGGTGCCGTGACTCCTATACCGACATTTCCTCCGTTCGTCGCTAAACTAAAGTCAATGGCAGCGTTGCTGCTATTAAAGCGATTAATGTTGCCATCACCCGGATTTATTTCAAGACGGTTCCCACTGCTCTGATACATTCGAAGCTTGGGAGTGTTGCCCATTAAGGTGTCGATGTATCCGCTTCCTGATCCGCTAGGGGTCTCAATCTTAAAGTTGGTTGTGCTGCTTCCTTGGACCGTTAGATCTGCGGTAGGTGCCGCAGTGCCGATGCCCACATGACCGTCCAGCATGGTCATCACCGTCGTGTCTGTGCCGTTCACAAACGTGTTGAACTTCAGCTCGCCGGTTGCAGTAGCGGCTACAGGGTCGTGGATTCGGGCAGCAATCTGGGCATAGACTCTGCCGCCACCCTGATCGTTGTTAGACTGATACTGCAACGATCCGATGCTGTCATTGACCGCAGGGCTTGCGGTGTTTTTGAGCATTCGCAAGAACGTGCCAGAGGAGTCCGCATTCGTGTTTTCAACAACTACAACGGGCTTGTGAGAAGTGGCGCTGGATACATGGAGCAACTCTGAAGCTGCCGAAGTTCCTATCCCTACGTTGCCGCCGTCTAGGATTGTGAAAACACCAGTGTCATTATCTTCTACACGGAAGATGTGTGCTGTTCCTTTTCCATTCACCAGCAGGGTTGCGCTCTCTCCGTGGTCGCCTGTGTAACCACTCGCAGCGGCAGACTCAAAATATCCTGCGTATTGATTGTTCGAGCCAGTGCCATCTAAGACACTATGCACGCCGTAAATTCTATTCGAGGCGTGGTTTTTTGCATGTGTTATATCAACATCAATGCCATAGACACGCGAGTTACCTGAATTACTATCATCAGTCAGCTCAATATAGGCTCCTTTGACATCGCTGTTTGACGGGTAAGAGGTCAGGGCACTCTTAAAGAGATCCAGTGTTGCGCCGCTGCTGAGAGATGTGGTGACATCTAGTTTTGCTGCTGGTGCCGCGACTCCTATCCCGACGTTGCCGGTCGTATGCTTGACGACAAGCCGGTCAGTGCCGTTTTCTTGAAGGTGTATGTTTTCGCCTGATCCGGCGTTTAGCTTCAAAGCTCCGCTGCTGCTGAGAGTGTTACTTGCGAAGGTCCAGTAGTAACCAATCTTGGCGTAGGTGTCCGACACCCCGCCGCCGATGTGGAGGAATGCGGTTGGGGAGGTTTGATTAATTCCCACATTACCCGAAGGCAAAATTCTCATCGCCTCAGACAAAGCTGACCCTGAATGGGTCTTGAATATCATCTGGCTTCCTGAGCCGTTGCCTTGCCCCGTGATCGTTGCGGCCTCGCGTCCGGTCTCGCGCAAATAAAGAAGGTCGCCGGTTCCCTGAATTTCGACTTCACCGGCAGGTGAAGTAGTGCCAACACCAATCGCACCTACATGAAGCGTTCCGCTCGCATCGTTTTGGGTTCCGTTACCCAGCGCGATTGTTCCGTTAGCCGTGCGAGAAAGCGATGCCGTAGGGCTGTCTATACCTGCCCCAAGTGCAACGTATTGAGCAGATACTGCGTTAAGATGATAGCCCAGACCCACATTGGAACCGTAAAGGCGCTTGCCTGTAAAGTTGATGTATGTCCCTGCCGGAGCAAGGGTCAGGTTGCCGCTTTGGGTTCCAATAGTCGGGGTTTTTACTGTGCCCGCATGGATGGTTGCTTCCGTCCCACTAAAGACTTCGTTCGAGTTCGTCGCGCTCGTCAGGAATGTAAACGCATCCGCACTGTCGTCGTAACCCATGAAGCCTCTCTTCGCGGCACCATCGTTATAAAAGAATTCTATGCCCCGATCTTTGCTATCGTTTCCCGTTAGAGGAGAGCCTTCTTGACCGCCAAGCGTAAATACGGGGTCATCAATCGTGATGACGGTTGAGTTGAATGTGGTGGCGCTGCCGTTGACCTCAAGCTCCCCGTTAATGAACAACTTATCGGCGCTCTGGTCCCACTGCATGTATTTGCCAGAGCTAGCACCAAAAAACTTTACGTCGTGGCCGTTGCCGTCGGCACCAACATTAAGGGCACCTGAAATGGTGCCCCCCGCGTTCAGACCAACTGGTCCCTCTGAAACTACGGTTACCTGATCAAGGGTCTGGGTAACTGTGACTGATTCGTTGGCCATTATGAAACTATTTCAGGGGTTATGTCGAAAGTTAAACGGATGTGATGGATTATTTCACCACTAGCAAAAGTGCTGTTATTTGATATTTTTATATCCCCAATAACAGTAACGGATTCGTTGGGGAGTTTAGTGGCTTCAGCAGTAGACCACTTTAAGTTTATGTTTGCGGCGGTAGCGTTGAGAAGAATTCGTAAACCAGTATTCCCCGATACTCCGGTTAAGGTGTCAATTATAGCGCCCGTCAAAGAACGGCGAATAACAAGCTTCGCTGATTTGCCAGAACTAAGGTCAACGACACTACCCCCAGAGTCTTTAAGGGTAACGTCGATCTGCTGTTGCTGTCCGCGCTGTAATTGAATATTAGCCATGGTTCAGGTTACGGGGTGTTTTCCTGAGAGGTCCAATCGGCACCAGCAAGCTCTGCAAGAATCTCTGCATGGGTGTAGGTGTCCATTCCCTCAAACACTTCTGGTGTCTCTCCGTCCCACTTCAAGATGGTCTTGGTTCCGTCTACCGATAGGCGGAGGGTAGCCTTAGAGGATTCAATGGCGGCATCGATAAACGTATTGCCGACCACCACTTGCTCCGTAGTCTCTTCTCCTTCGTCGTCGACGACTACCTGCTCTTCGCTGATGTCTCCAGCGTTGATATCTTCTAGGGTCATTACAACCCACTTTCTATTTTCGTAACTCATGGTTAATAAGGGGTGTCTGTTTGAATGTCTGAAGTTGTCATGTTGGTCATCACTGCTGAGCCGCCGACAGGTTTTAACGACACATTGTCGATTGAGCCGACGAACGCTGCGGAGTTGTTAAACATAAGATATGCCTGTGACCCGTTGCTTACTACATACACCGTCTTCCTTCCCACAGTGTCAGAGGGAATTGATGTAGTCGCAAATGCGGAACTACCTCCATCAAGGCGCAAGCCTGAACTTCCGTTCGTAGTTACAACATCATATTCAAGCCGGTAAGCGTGGATTCCAGCAAGGTTGATGTTTGCATTTTGATAAATAGTAGAGTTTGTAGCGTCAGGCCAATTAGCGACACCACCTGTGATTTCGGCGGTTCCTGTTAAAGTCCAGTTGCTGGAAGAGGAGAAGTCTCCGTTAGTGATTTCTTCGACGCCTATGTATTGCCCGCGGAGCTGCTTGATGGACACGTTGTCTATTTTAAACGAACCTGTACCGCCATTGATAAACACCCTAAAACTGCCAGCAAATGTTGCAGTGAACACTGCTTCGTATGTTCGGAAGGTTGAGTCATAGTCAGCACTTGTCAGGTCACGGACAACTGTCGAGTTATACGCAAGGCGCAAAGTCTGAGTTCCAGAAACGTATTGGGCGTCAAAGGTCACTTTGTAGGTGCGCCCCGCTACAAGGTTTGACGAGGTAAAGGGAAGATAGTTTCCATACCAAGTGCCAGCGTCAGGGTGAGTAAGCAGAAGAGCACCATCAGATGCTGAAGCTTGTAAGGAACCAGCAGGTGTCCAACCTGTTGCGCCGTTGCTAAAGTCCCCATTAGTAACCTCCTCGCTTCCTTCAGCTTCCAGTCCCTGAAAGATTATATCGTTGGTCCCGTCAGCAGCAGGACTTGTCGCGTCCCCCATGCGCCACCAGTGCAGCGCCTTGTCGCTCAAGTCGTATGCTCCGTGGTTGCTAGAAATGTCTATAGGGCGTCCGCGATTGAAAAGGCTACGAATCGATTCATCATCTAGGTCCTCATGGATGGAGAATTCGTCGATGCTTCCGTTGAAAGGATAGTGTTGAGAACCAATTTTAATGCCTGTCGTAAAAGCGGTTCCAGCACCGTCCCCAGTAGAGGTCGAGGAAACAGTCTGCAAAACACCGTCACACCAAAGTTTGCTTGCAGCTATGTCATCGTGCTTTTGATACACGGTCCAGTGGTGCCATTCACCGTCGTCTTGTGCGGGGTTGTCGTTCCAGAAAATATAATATCCAGTGCCGTTATAAAGAATGGGTTTGTCTCCCCAATTAAAGAAAAACACTCCACCTACACTTGCTCCGTGGTCCCAGACGGCAGTCCTTGATGTAGTGCTACTCTTGGCCCAGAAGCTGTAATAGCGAGTCGCTAAGGTTTTGTCCACCTGTGTCACCAAGTGGTCGTTGCTTCCGTCAAAGTTAATGCTCTTGGTGTTGGCCACCGCAGGCAGCGCATAGATTTGCTTGGGTGCTTCTGTCTGTATTGTGGCGTTGTTGATAACGCCGGTGTGTCCGTTGTATTCTTTGACGCTTACGTTGTCAAAATCTGTAAAGGCATCAGCAACGCTGCTTTCATTTCGGGAACGCAACATAAGATACGATGTGGTTGTGGTAGCAGTAAAGATTCCAGACTGCGTTGTAGTGTCTCCCTGACTGTCTGAACCACCTCCGGCACCCAGATACACAAGGTTGCCCGCTCCAGTTCCGGTGCCGACAAAAGAATCATAGTTAGGACTCGTCCCTTTTGTGGCTTCAACCGTAACCGAATATACACCACCAACCCTAGTCGTCATAAGTTGATAGGCGTATCTGTAAGAGCTGCTGCTTGTGACTCTCAGCTTTCCGTTGACTACCGACAAAGCTCCGCCGCCAATAGTAGTCCAATCCGTAGTCCCATTGCTGAAGTCTCCGTTAGTGATCATCTCGACCTCCCCCGGATTCGTTTGGTCAAAGAGCAGGTTATTCGTCCCGTCTGCCGCAGGGTCCGATGCGTCCCCCATCTTGTAATACGCTTGGAGATTGTCCCTGTAAATGTCGTAGGCCCCAGTCTTTGTGGTGACCGGCGTGGGCTCCCCTGCGTTGTAGAGGGCCTTCACGGCGTCCGCATCGAGCACCGTGTCCCAGATAGCTACTTCATCTATGCTGCCCGTGCAACAAAACGAGGTGCTGTAATAACCCCCAATAATTACTTTGCGTCCAATAAAATCTAAATCGGTGACTGAGGGAACTGATCCTGAAGTGCTTGAAGGGGTTTGTCTTACGCCGTCAATATATACGCCAGTTTCGTCCGCGTCTCCGCCTTTAAACACAAAGCAAAGGTGCTGCCACTTATTGATATAATCAAAAGCAATAAAAATTCGGTAGCCAACATCGTTCAATCGAAACTCTAGTCGATTACTACCTGCTTGTAGAATCACATCAACCTCCCCATGGCCTTCAAAATTTGCTGTTCCAATGCTAAACAACCCGTGATTGCTGTTTTTACTGCTATCAGTTTCGTGGACGTTGACCCACATTGAAACGGTAATCTCAGGTACGTCGTCTCCGAATGCTGCGCTTATACCTGTTCCGCAATCCACGAAGTCATCCGTCCCATCAAACGCCATGCTCTTCGCGCTCCCTGCGCTGGGCAGATTCTTGCACTGCTTGGGGACGCTTTCGGTGACCTCTTTGACGGAGATGTTATCCCAAGCTACAGTTCCATCACTTGTTCCTGCTTGCTTTGCATAGAAACTGAATTGCGTGCTACTTCCCGCAGCGGTGAAAGTAATCTTGTGTGCGCCTAAATCGGTGCCCTCTATGAGGGTCGCGTTTGCGGTCTGATTGTAAACTTCCCACTTCGTTGAGGTGCGAGAGATTATCTGGAATGACATCGTATATTTTCTGCCATTCACCGTTGTTATCGTCTGCGTCATTCCCCCACGGTCATCTGTCCCCACTGCGCCAGTAATAGCTGTGCCAGCACTCCACGTTACTGTTCCCCCTGAATACGCGGCCCAACCACTTACATCCGTATCAAACGTCCCATTAGTAACCAGCTCCGTGCCGCCGTCCGCTTGAATCTCTGGGGCATTAACAAGGGTGCCCACGTTCTGGACCTCCTTTAGACTCACGTTGTCTATTGTGAAATCACACGGGTCCGAGCCTTGCACTCTAATGTATGTGGCGCTAGATGCTGTAAATAGTTTTACAATTTTCCCATTAACTATGTCAGAAGCACCAAAGTCCTGAGCCACCGCGCCTTGCACCCGAATGATTCCTTGCACATAACGGCTTACCTCTATTTCAAGTTGATAGCTTTTGCCCGCTTCACTTACCACCCCCGAAGTCAGTCTCATGGTAGTAGCTGATGCCGTGAAGAAGTTGGCACTACCCAAGCCGGTTCCTCCGCTTCCTTCCCCACTACCAACTTGACTAATAACGCCGCCGCCGGAGTTGTTATTTGAGTCCTTGTGATTCCAAGTAGCGATGGTGTCAGTGTCTGTCCAAGTGCTCAGGTCACCATTAGTGACCTTCTCACTACTCAGTCCACCATTCGGTCCTTGGTCAAACAGCAGGTTCTCGTCCCCATCGCTCTTACCGTCCAGCTTGCCTTCCCCCATGCGATACCAGTGGGCAAGGTTTGGGTTAGTTCTTATTTTAGTCGGCTGCCCGTTGTTATATAAGGCGTCTATTTCGCGAGCTGTAAGTGCTGAAGAGAAGACAGCAAACTCGTCAATCGACGCATTCATAAAATCTTGGGCAGTACTTCCGTTATTTGTAACCGCGCCGATAAGCAGATTTGCGCTAGGGTTGTTAGCACTGTTTTGCGTGTACGCCAGCGTGTCACGAGCAACACCATCCAAGTAAAAAGTAGCAGTGCCCCCTTCAGCAACCATCGCTATGTGGTGCCATGTATTGACCTTGAGAAAGCTACTTAAATCGGCACCTGAACCAAGGTTGTTGGTGTTTTGCACCCCCATTCCTGCGGTCGCGTTATAAAAACCGAGGTAGAATCTTTTACCGTTGTGTGTTCCGGAAAGCTGCGCTCCCGACAAGTCACCCATCTTGACCCAATAAGCCATGGTCGCATTGGTGTGGATGAAATCGGGCTGAACACCTGTGTCCACATAGCCGTCCGACCCGTCGAACTTGGTGGAAGAACGAGTTACGAATTTCCGAAAGCGTTTTGCTTTCTGGCTATTTCCCAATCCTAAATGCATTACGCAGCTTTGTAAGCAAGCACTTTGCCGCTAGTCAGTTGGAAAGCGGTGATCTGGCCGAAGATAGAAGAACCTTCGGGGAAGACTACAGAACCCGACGCTACGGTGTCGCCGTCTAGTTCTGGCCATGTCAGTGAGGTAAACACTGTGTCTTCTAAAAAGAAGATAGAACAGAAATCACCTGTTACAGCAGTAGTCCCAGATTCAAAAGTCGCTCCGGCCTGCCCGAAGGATTGTTTTTCGATGTTGTTGGTTGCCATGATTGTTGGTTGTTAAATTATGCTTCAGTGAGGGTGTATCTAAATTTAGTGATATAGACTAAATTAACTGTCGTCGAAGCGTCGTAGCCGTTCGCTGTTCCTTCACCTGTCTTTAAATCTTTTTTAGTTACCCCATCTAACTCAAAAACAGTGCCTGTAGTAGGTGAATCAATTTCAACAAGTAGGTCGTTAGCAAAGTCTCCGCCTGATGAAGCTGTCATTATAGCAGTGCCTACATGCACTGTAGGAGAGCCTCCAAATACTATTCCCCCAGCAGTTGTAACTGAAACTACATCTGCGTTGGTAACATTACCTGCAACGTCAGCTTTTACTTTAGCGGGGCCAGTGGGACCAACTGAGATAAGGTTAGCTACTTTAGCTGGAATACTAATATCGTAATTAGTCCCATCAAAGCTAACTCCTAAGGCTCCAAAGTTATTGTCATTCTTTATGAGCAACAAACCTTCGGCCCCATCTATAGTGCCGGGATCAAGTAACGCGCCCCCGACTACCGCCCGACCACCACCAGCAGAATAGTCATGGGCCTCATTAGCATTGGTAAGAGTAGAGGCGGTCGTATTAAAAGTCTCGCTATGGTTATGTGTCCCATAGACCAAAGAAACCGAGCCTGTGATATTGGTGGCCATAAACTTACTTTACAGGATTTGGGGGTGAGGTTCAAGGCTTGGGCTTGGTCATCATCTTCTCGACAACCATCAAAAACCCATCCCCCTTATCGGCTTTCATCTCACCCCCGTGGCTACTCATTACGTAATCTCGTACAGAATCGAGATAATCAGTAGCGAGGATGATCTTCTTTTTAACCCATTCTTCCTGCATATGGTGGGAAGTACACTCAGACAGGTGTTGGAGAAGTTCTCCTGCATTTTTATGAAGGTTAGTAAGCTGGTGCATAACCATTTTATGGCCTTCACCAGAACCCTTATCCGTAGAATGGTGCCCTTTATTCTCTGGAGAATCGACAGGGACCATTTTACCCTGCTCACTTTTGTCGTACATCACTCCATCTCCCTAAACATCTTCAGGGCAAATTGGTTGGGGTTTAAGTCCGCATACTCTGGGTCACCCATTTTTTCAACTATTTGCTCCATGAGCATTGCGTGATCCTCAGTCTCAGGGTCAAATTCAGAACCAAAAATAGCCATGAATAACTCTTTAGCCATTTCAACCATTTGATCCTCTTTCTCCGTGTCCTCATCGACACCTTCTTCAGGGGCTTGTTCTGGTTCGGGTTCCTCAGCTTGCTCTGGTTCGGGCTCCTCAGCTTGCTCTGGTTCAGCCTCTTCAGGGGACTTAGAAGCCATAGCGGACTCTACCGCCTCCATGAACATCTGTTCATCATCCATATCTTTTGTCTTAGCCATCGTTTTAGTAGGTAAAAGAAATCCCGAACCCCGAAGGGTTACTCAGGGGTTCGGGATTTATGGTTAGGGGTGAGGGGCGGGTTACAGCGCGACGTTTAGTGCTGCGGCCAGCACTTTAAGTGTGACTACTTTAGCCTTTTGCTCAGACACATCAAAAACTTGAATAAGGTCATTTTCATGAATCTGGGTAGTGACATCTGTGCTGTCGCCACTCCCTACAAGGTTAATTGAAGTGAGTGTTTCAATCGTGGGGGCATCATCAAGAGTTGGCATGATATAAAGTGGTTTAGCGCGGGGTGGCAGTGATTAACCGCCACCCCGCACAAGTTATGATACCTTACGCAGCAGGGGTGCTGCTGGTGCGCTTGAACAAGATGACGTAACCGAAGTCAGTCTTAATTGGCTTCGATGCGCTGGCCATAATGCCGCGGAAGAAACCAATCGTGCCATCTGGATTACGCTGAACGTCAGGGATATTCGTCCATTTGAAGTCGCCCTTGTATGATACAGGATCAAAGGCGAGGCCGTTCACATTACCAATAGGTGCCGGAATCAGAGACTCCATTACGTCTTGGTGCAGGATGTAAGCAACCTCAACATCTGCGCTGTCATAAGCGGCGTTGATCTGGACCTTGTTGTTGGTCACATCAACGTCATAAACAGGCACATTAACCAGCTTTTCACTAGAAAGTGTGAGGTTGAAACGAGGAGCCATGTCGTCAATCAGGTGGTAGAACCCTCTGAAGGACTTTTCGACACCGAGTGGAGCGATGAGGTCAGAGACCTTAGCGTTGTTGTAACGCACATCATCGCGGAACCCTGCTTCAGTCATAAGCTGATAGGAGGCCTCAGAGGAACACACGAGGGTGAACACTGGGCGACCATTCTCACGGCCAAAGGCATTGTTGCCTGCACCCTTACGCACGAGCTGGAAGTAGATCTTATCCAGAAGAGCGTTAGAAATGTTAGCGTCGGTGTCGATAGCATCGTTGTCAGTGCCATCTCCACCAGTGGTAAGAGCAGTGTCATCAATATCAAGCAGATCACCGGATGGACCGTGTGTTGCCTTACCTTCTGCACCAGTAGTGAAACGGGAGGCGGCGGCTTTAGCATACACAACATTGTCGCAAATCTGGTCATACTGCTGACGATAGCGGTCTTCCCAAGACTGACGAGTAGACTCCTTAAGGAGATCCATGATAGCCCGAAGCTGCTCGGCGCGGTGTGCGGCGTAGCGAAGTTCCTCGACGTTAATCCGAGGAGACTCGATCACAGCACGGCTGAGGCTGTAGGACTTGAGCTGCTTTGAGAAGTCAATGATGTTGACGTTTGCATCTTCCGTTGGAAGGCTCGCAGTAGTCTCAGTTTGACCACCAGTGAATCCCCGTGAGGCAGAAGCTTGAGTAACGCCCAGTGCGGACCAGTCGGTTCCGACAGACTGACCAGACCCATCTCCAAGATCTTTGTCAAGAGGAGTGATAGGCAGCGCACGATCATAAATGAGCGTGTTCAGGGTGTAGCCCATCCCTTCTGGGAAGGTCGCTTGCTTAATAAGGTCCATCCAAGGACTGGTGTGAAGAGTCGCTTTGTGGATGTCCTGCCCAATCCGACCAGCTTCCTGAGTCAGAATGGTGTTAATATTGTCAACTGCGCCATCAGCGCCGACATTGATAAGAGTTCCGGGAGGTCCGAATGCCATTGTATTATATAGTAAGAAATTAAGTAGAAATAGACCTAGATCCCTACTGAGGGAAAGGCCAAGAAGAGTTGTAGGTGAATCCCGCTTCTTAGAACTAGTTAATGGCTAGAGCAACCAGCGTTCTTCTATAAGGGTCAGAGCCCAGTTGTGTGCAACTAGAACTATTTTATGGCTAGAGCAACCGTCGCACGCTATATGTGAGGTATTATTGTGGAAAACCATATCTGTGTCAATACACTATTTTCTGGACATCCCTGCTCGCGAAACTTAAAACGAATTACCATGAAAACTAAACTACTAGGGATTGTAGCAATTGTCCCATTTTGTCTGGCCTCCTGCTCTACAGCAGATCTGGGTGGGCAAGTGCCCCTCCCTTTTACATCCCCATCAACGTCAGCAAAGCTGGACCTCGAACTCCGGCCTATGCCCCCCAAGTTCTGTATTGGGCTAGACTTGATTCCTACAGAAGAAGAGCCTTCAACTGAAAAGTAACCGGATGAAGCCAAAAAAGCCTAAGCCAAAGGGCAGCGGTAAGCCGAAGCCCAAGGGCACATACTAAAATAAAGCCCGTCCTGAAGTAGCTGTCAGGGCGGGGTTTATGTCTAAATCATCGACATGTTCTGAAAACGTGTCGATTTACCGTGACTCAAGGTTTTCACGGGGGTGGGTTGGGGGAACCTCTAGTATAAATCGTGTTGCCTGAAGGGTGCGAATTCTGGGGGTCGTAGATGTGTTGTTCTTTCTTCACATTGGTGAAACTCTCGTAAACTCGGAACGCGGCTTCAATCACAAGGCCGGTCAGAATCATCGTAATTGCGACAACCACAATGGTTTCCGTAAATGTAGCCGCCTTTTTCACGCCCTACCATCATACCAGATAGGCGGGCTTGATGTAATTGCCCTATTGGGTGACGTATGGCTAACCGCCTAGAGCGGCTGCAATGCTTTCTTCAAAGCTCATCTCTCCGGTGACACCGGACGGCGAAGCTGTGCTTTTGGTCTGCCCCGACATTGCTGGTTCAGCAGACTCATAATCTGCAAGTCTGTCTGTCAAAAGCTCATTTTCTTTACGCATAGAGACGTAAGCTTTGACTACATTTGGCAAAAGCTGGGCAGATACAGCATTATAAGCGTAATCAACGGGGTGTATTACAGAAGGGTCGCTCTCTGCGGCTTTAGTTTGGATGGCCTCCATGTCTAAATTGTCTAACCCAGCCAAGAAAGGCAGCTTTTGCCGCACCCTTTCCACCACATTTCGGGTAACATTAGCCCTTAAAGTTGCTTTTTCAGCCGCTTTTTGGGCTTCTTCTTTCTCTTCCAGAGCTTTAGCCTCGCCCAAAGCCTCCTCTGCATTGTCAAAAAGGTGCTGTCTACGTTGAACTATTGGCTCGATATCCTCTAAAATACGGTAAATCTTAGCTTTATCCCTGTCTGTAGCCTGCGGGAGTAGTTCATCAAGCTGCTCATCCTGCTGTTCTGGGTCATCTAGGGCTAATATATCGACCAAAGTGTCAGGATCTACTTCGTATTTATCTGCAATTTGGTCTGCTTGCTCCATCAAAGCTGATAAAGGCTCGGTAATAGCCTCTTTATAGGCCTCAGTAGCCTCCAAATTAGTAAACATTTGCTGCTGTTCAAAGTCAGCTAACTTGGTCTGTAGCTGCTCAACGTCCTTATTTTCAGCTAACCCCGTCAATTCTTTGATTTTAGCCTCATATTCTGTCTGTTGTTGACGTAAAGCCTCTAATTCGGTGCGATTAGTCTTTAGTTCTGTTTTAAGCTCCTTGAATCGAGATGCAGCTTTCGGGGTCCAGTCGTCGCCAATATCCTCAGTAAGGGCCTCGATAGGCTCTTCGCTGGTATTTTCTTCAGCAACTGGTTCTTCAGTAGGTTCTTCGGCAACTGGTTCTTCAGTAAGTTCCTCAACAACTGGTTCTTCAGTAGGTTCTTCAGCGACTGGTTCTTCAGTAGGTTCTTCAGCGACTGGTTCTTCTGCTGTATTCCCAAGCCCCGCGAGGGCTGCTTCTAATGAATCTTCAAAAGAAAGATCTTCGCCCCCTACATCAGGGAGTGCTTCTACGCTAGGTGCGTCCTCTACTACGGATTCTGTATGTGAGTCCATTCGTCAATTGTTGGTTGTGGGCCTGAGTTTGGTTGTTTGGTTAGTTTTTCCAAATCATTGAAAGCATCTCTATAGCCCGCATACCAACTTAATTTATGACTATTTTCCTGTGGGTCGGTCCCAATAGAGGAAACAGTAGGGCCAGCGGCCTCTTTAAGAATGGCAATAGCTTGCTGGAGTGCGGGTTCTCCCACGATCTCTTGCAGCTTCGATACAGCTTTTATATCATTAAACCACCACTCCAATTTAATTGGAACGGTGGGTTTCTTTTTCTGGGGCATTATACTTGTTCTTCTCGGAACTCAAGAGCAGCTTTTGCATCGCGCATAGCCTGCTCTTGCTCAAACTTACGTTGCTTAATCGCCATATCGAGTTCCGCTTTTTGTTGGGCGATCTGCATTTCAACCTGAGCCTTTTGCATCTTCATGTCAACTTCAGAAGGACCGGTTGGTTGTCCTCCAGACTCTTCAGCGGCTTGCGCTTGGTCCCGTTGGATTTTTTCTAAAGCCTTCATGGTGTTATTGATGGCTTCTTCAGCGAATTGTAAGACTTGATTTGTCTGAGACACCAGCCCTTCCAAAGCTGGGTCACCTGCGGCGAACTGGACTGTCTCGCTAATATGCTGATACAATGCTTGCAGCACAGGAAGAGCTTGCTGCGGGTCAACCTGCCCAGCGTTTATGCCTTCAATGATCTGTTGCAAGAGCGGGACATGTACCTGCAAATGTTGCCCATGCAACTCACTAGACACAACTGGGACAGGCTGACCTTGCTGCAATTGGCTATTCTCAAGAACTGCTATCTTCGTATCCACTGTTGGACGGCTCTCCACTTCCGCCGAAACATAGCGGTCGGCCAAGTCGTGACCCACGCGAGTGCTAACAATATCCCTAGTGAGATTGCGACGACCAACATCATCGAATTGACCACTAATGCCCTGCAACTCTCGAAGAGATACAAGTCGGTTGGCGAGCGATCCGCTGCCAATGGAGCGAACCGCTTTGGTTCTTTCGACATCGAGTTTTTTGATGAATTCTGCATCTACACCTCGTTTCTCACATCTAGAATAAAAGTCCTTAACCGCTTTGTCTTGTTTCTTAGACTGGACGACTCGCCTAACCATTTCGCGCATCAGGCGATTCCAACTAGCGTAGAACAAGTTAAGGGTTGAACCACTAATGCGGGTAGCGACATCCATGTCCGATACCACCTGCATCTGGTTCCTGTAAGGTGAACCCTGCTGAGGACCATATGGACTGATTGTATCAGTATTCAACTGTAGTTGTTGAGTCAGGTCTTGCAGGGCTGGTTGAACAGCAGTTCCCAAATTAGGAATAGCTTTCTCTACGATCTTCACGTTCGGGGACATCACGGCGTACGCCCCATAAAAAGTAAACTGCAACTCGTCCAGTGACCGCTGGTTCTCTGGCTGGATCATCACAGCCGAAGATAGCATTGCGCCATCAATCTGCTGGCAACGCAACCGGTTGCTGGTCTGGACATGGTTGAATATACGCTGGCCCAAACCACGAATAGAATGGTAAGTACCATTACTACCAACGCCGTAAGTAAACATGATGTAAGCCTGCTCAGGACTAGCGTATCGGCTGGGCTTCTTATACATGAAGTCCTTCGGCGACTGCTCCGAGCAAATGTAATGGCTCACACTTCCGTCAAGTTCCCGCACCCAGAAGTGCAGGACATCGACAGTCGGGTTCTGGATACCGGTGTGGATGTCGTTATTCTTTATCTCTGCTTGCAGGGCCTCAAACTCATTAAGCATGTTGCCACTATTAGCGCGGCCAGAATGCTTCAGATTCTTGACCATCACCCGCTTCACTTCAGCCACATCCCAACCAACGGCTTCCGCCGCCTTTTCGTTTCTGATAAAAGAGTAAAGCTCATGTAGGTGGTATTGCCTCCTACCCACTGCCACATCAATATTCTCTTCAGTAGCAGGTGTCTGTCGGGGGATCAGCATGTCGGCAAAACTGCCAACTTTAAAACGCCAGTCGTCGGCCGAATCAAAATACGCGATCCCTACACCGTGCTTAATGAACGTTGTACAAAGGCGCAGGTAAGAGGAATGGAACTCAGGCCAGTTCCTGAACATATGCGTCAGCTCTTCCGCAACGATCTCTTCTTTCGGGCCTGTTGAGCTGCGTTCACCAACAGTAGCCTTCACATCCACGAACCGCTCCAACGAACTGTACAAATCTACATACGCGGATAACGCAACATCCAAAATCCGCTGGGCTTCTCCGAAGTTGAGGTTGGTCTTTAAAGACTGCCCGCTGACTGCGAGCTTAGAAGCGTTGTATGGGGCAGCCCCATCAAACATCGCATCTACTCTAGCGCGGTTCACCGCCGACCCCTCATCGGCTCTATGCAAAGAGTTAAATATATTGATAGCCGACTTAACATCCTTGAGACGGGTCTCAGCAGGTTTTCCCTTTTCGTCTAGCCCCTCAAGGTCTAGATTCTCCAGTCCATACATGTCCGACATTAGAAAATTTATGATACCTGTATCCTTTTCCCTGTCAAGAGTTGGGGTAGCAGGTGTTCATGATGCGGGACACGGGGATGTTGTGTTTTTTGCCCTCCATATTTCGTAAGCGGACATAGGGTTGGTTACCCCTGTAAGACTCCGTAACAATAAAAGGATGGCGTCCTCCTCCGCCTACAAGATTCTTAATCTTCCAAACCGCTCCATAGGGGGTCACGGCGTAGTCGGGATAATCAGGAATCGGGGCGTAGGAATCAAGAGGCAGGGTTCGGGTGCGGGCTTCAGGATCGGTGTGCCGGATACGGCGTGTAGAGCCGTCGTCGGCTTTGACCTGCGTCTGCCAACCGGAGTCGATCCAGCGGCGGGCCATTCTCTTCTTGGTCTTCGTGTTGTAGACGTAACCATTTTCAGACAGGGAGTAATCTGAAGCGCCTTGTATAGGGGTCAAGGTCTGCGTGTCGCTCATGCAAAGAGTTGATAAACCCATATAGCAAAAGAGTCAACTATTTTCTTGGTACCGATGATGGCCACAGAATGAACTTAAAAACTCCTTCCTATATACCCTTGGTACTATTGATAAGATCATTAGTACCATATATAAATGGGGAGGACTTTTTGAGTTGGGATTTGCAAATGCGTTTATCTTTGCTGCCCCCGTTCCCGTATTTGCGAGATCCGTTTCTTTTTCTGATACCGCTCTTTTTGTTTAGCGCGTATGTGGTCACGGTTTTTACGGTAATATTCTTTGTTGTAATCCTTCCTCTTTTTACGCTCTTTTTTCCACTTATCTGGGTCTAAAGCTTTGAGTAATTCCTCTTTGCGTTCGAACACATCTTTGTTTTCGATGTAATATCGCCTCTGATACTCCAACCGTTTTTCACGGTTTTTACGGTAATACTCTTGTTTTTTAGGGTCGGGCATTACGCAGCGAATCCCGAAATTGAGCATTTGTCAAATTTTTTCACAGAACACACCACACACATACAGCGTGTGGGAAAAAAATGCCCCCCACCCCCGTGGCGTGGGTCATGATTCATGGATCACGATTCAGGGTGCGGGATTCTGATGCAACGTTTCATGGGAAAACGTGCCGGTTGCTCCCTTTCCATGTATGGCTGAAACCATACTGAAGAAAAAGGATAGCTCCTCTATTGTTGAGGAGACCTCGCAGTTCACTGAAGCTGAAAAGAAGGCTATCAAGTCCATTGCCTCACGGGGCGGTAAGATAGTGGACGAACTAGCATTTGAACGTTACAAGGTCCGCCAGCGCGGAGAGTGTGACTATCTGCTTTGTGCTCATTATCTGAGAGACGCTTCTGGCGCCGTGCTCACGGGTCTGATTGCCGCTTCTAATCCTAAGGTTCCCTTTGCGGGGATCGCCATGGAGCGGACGAAAGGCAATCCCAAGGCCCCTGACTTTAGCAAGGTGGGGACTTCCCGTGAGATGGCAATGGCCATCTCACTGGCAAAGGAGAACTCTTCTGTTGAAGGTCCAAAGGATCTGAAGGAGAAGGACGCTCTGAAGTTCATCACCGACATCAAGTCAGGGATTAAGCCGAAAGGGAAGAAGGCCTCAGATAAGGCTCCCCCCGTTGCGGAAATCCGCGCTCTGATCGTCAATTTCCAAGATCAGCTGAGCAGCATGGACATTGCGGAACTGTGGTCGCTCTTGAAGTCTATTTCTGATAACCGGAAAGCCGATAAAAAAGCTTCTGAGAAGACCGCCAAGGCCTAACCCCTAACCCTTCCCCCCTTACCCTGAAAATGGGTAAGGGGGGATTTTTGTGCCCGCGTTCCCGCATATGGGGGCGCGGGCTTTTTCGTTTTAACCCGCGTGCCAGTCCGCGTGCCAGTCCGCGTGTCAGATCTCATAAAACGTTTTACCACAATCCCTGATCCATGATTCCCGATCCCTGATTCAGGATCCACAGATCCTATAAAACGTTTCACGAGAATAACCCTCGTCCACACTAACCCTCGTCCGCGCATTATATCCCAACTACGAATATCAACCCTGATGGTAACACTCGTCCAAAATAGCCCTCGTCCACGCCTATAACTCACTGAAAATAAATTAGTTACCTAAAAGAAAAGTATTGACAAAACACTATATTTATGTTATACTTCTTATACAGTGAGAGAACACCCTGAAACAAAAGCAAAAGCGTTGGCGAACGAGCCGATCCAACGACTGTTGGATTCCGGTAAAACGTTTCACGCAAAACATAACAAGCTCCCTTCCCCTTCCAAGCGGGACGGTGATTATGTTGAACTCCTACCCTACACCCCCAAGCCCCCGTCACAAGGGCCAAGGCGCGGGGGTCTCACCCCACAGCAAAAGTGGCAACGATATGCCAACCTGCTCCTGAGGAGCAAGGCAGCCGCTAGGCGGTATTACGAAAAGTATAGCGAGGACATCAATTCTATCCGGCTCACCCCCAACGAGGTTTACCCCAATGCTCCTGTTGAGAAGATAGAAATCCCCGACCCCGCTGCTGTATACCGCCATGCCTTGGAGATGTGGCACGCCTTGTGTCGCAGACGGCGGGACATCAAGCAAGAGGGTGACAAGATACTGGCAAAGCGTGGAGGGTTTAAACGTTTCATGCAATACTGTGAACAGCACCCTGATGTTTATGAGGTTGAAGACGGCAAGCTCATGGGGATACGCCCCGTCCCTGATCAGCCCGTCGAGCCAGAGGGAACGCGAACCCCGCCCCCTACAAACGAGCAAGCTGGCAAAGACTCAATCCGCAAAGCCCAGAGCTTGTCCACTATCGACAAGCGCATGGCAGCAGAGCGCCAGAAGATTTCCAAGGATGACAAGCCGCGCCCTGTGATGCGGCACCATGTTGATGCTAACCCTTGGCTCTATGCCAAGCACGCAAGAAACAAATGAAACAAAGTAAAATAGCACGGCAAGAACGTGCAGACAAAAGACAAGCAGACCGTGATGCGCGGACTGATTCGGCCCAGCTCAAGAGACTGGATAAGATTAACGGCAAGAACAAAGGCGCAAAGAAAGAGCGTGCCCGTTTAGCCAAACGCATATCGAACCCTGATTCCTGAACCATGAGCCTTGAAGAACTAATCAACAAGAAGTGGGACAAGGACGATCAGTCCAATCTGTCTATCGAGGAACGCAAGGCTGATGCTGTTGATCTCATCAGTAAGCCTAAGCCAAGGGTGCAACCCGCACCCTTGGCCCCGTTCCGTGCAGCCCTTGACCAAGCATTCGAGAGGAAGAAGTCATGAAGAAACTATTAGAAATCCAAACGGGAGAAGAACCACAAGGTTTGATACTGTTTGCTACCCAGAGAGAAGCCTCTCTCTTTGAAGCAAAAGAGCACCCTTGGGGGACTTATACGACGGGGTGGGTGACAGTCCGCTCCGATCAGGTCCGGCCAAGCCAGACCCACCGTAACGGTTTCCGATACACTGAAGCATACTTTGACGATGACCCAGATACTTACGATGAGTATGGGGTAAACACAAAGAACTCGTTTAACACTCAAACGTTTGACAAGTAACATGAGCGAACCGCAAACATATCGAAAGGTCGCAATACCCATGACAGAAGAACAAGCGTGTAAAACGTTTGCTTGTGAAATATGCACGGGATTCACTGAGGCCTATGAATACCTTATGGGATTCACAGACCTTGTGAAAACATATCCAGAAATGGATACCGCGTATCACAAAAGCCTCGACCTCGTTGCCCATCGAGGATGCGACGGTGAATGCTGGGAAGGAGCGACCATGTCCATAGTATGCCCATGCTGCAATGACAGAGTATACTTCGACTACTCCTGTTTCCTGCCTACCGAAATAGAATGCATGCACTGTGGCGCAGACCTCGTAAGTGGAGATCACGAGGCCCAGCTTGGCATACGCAGGATCATCAAAGACCACAACGCTATGAGAATGCAATACAAGTAATCACCAAACAAACTGAAGTATGAAACTAACATCAAGAATATGGGTAGTCACTGACACCCACTTCTTCCACAAAGGAATCGTGAGACGGGGCGTTCGCCCTCCTGACCACAACGAACGGACAGCAGAAGCCCTCAGTAAACTGGGGCCTGACGATATTCTCATTCACTTGGGAGACTTCGCCTTTGCTAAGAGTTCTACTGAAGCATGGCGCGATGGTATAGCTGCATCTGAAATCATGAACCGATGCCCAGCGCGGAGTAAGATCCTGCTGCTGGGTAACCATGACAACCAGCCTTACTCCTACTACATCCAGCACGGGTTTACTGCTGCAATGGAGACTATGACACTGGAGTATGGGGGTCAGAATATCTTATTCAGTCACCACCCCATGAGACGTTTAAGCTGGGGACCGTGTTTGGATCTTCCTGATGGCATCGACCTTAACATTCACGGCCACCTGCATCTTCGCAACCACCGTGATGAGGAGTCAGCATGGCAGGATGAGAAAGACGAACGCTGGTTCCTGCTCTCGCATGAGGCAGTGGGCTACCGACCTGTTCTGCTCGACGATATATTAGAGGGTAAGATCCCCCGTGTTCTCAAGGAAGATGCCATGAAGTATGTGCATGATCCTGAGAATGTCCGCTTTCACGACAAGACAAACAACCAAAACTGAAACATGAAATGATCCTGACCATCACACTCCTTACTCTCTTGTCCATATGGGCGTGGAGAATCAAGTAACGCACAACAAGCAACACACAATGAAAAGCAAACAACTGGACCTTGGTCCTAAGCGCAAGTCCCCCAACAAACGTAGGGAGAGAAACCACGTAGTGCATCTCAGGGATCCTGACCTGCACGCGAAGATAAAGAAGAAAGAACCCGTGAACCTGACTCCTGTATGGAATCCTTTTGATCCTTTACCTGAGGATAAAAAGAAGACCACAATCAAACGTCGTATGGGAAAGATCATTGATGTCAGGCAGTGGATGCCCGCTATAAAACGTTTGGCGAAGCAGCAGCTACCACTTATCGAGCTACGGGAAGAACTACGTAGAGAACGGGAGGCTAATGAAAAGCTGACCGCCGAATTAAAAAGACAAGATGAGATTATCCTGAAGCATGAAGATAACAAAAAATCCCTTTAAAGGGAAAGTAGCGACGACCGTCATTGATCTATCAGACAAGAACGGTAAGCGGACTGGTGTACAATATCACGATACCATTATCGTGGAGTTCACCGACCATGAGGTGAAGCTAAACGCCACAGACCCCGACGGGGAATCGTGGCTCACGCCTACAACTAAGTTACGTATGAACCAAATATCAGAACAATATGATCTTGGCTTCAATGTATATCAGAAGTATGGGAGCTGGTGGGTTGAACCCAAGAGCCCCGCTCACAGTAGCAAACCTCAGAAACGTCGTGGGACGGGGCCAATGATGCCCTTCGTCGATAACATGACTATAAAAAGATAGTTAATATATCTTTCGATCTATAAAGAAAAGTATTGACAATATATACTTTATTTGGTATAATATAGTTATGGTTAGGAAAGACCCTAATCAAAACTACAAGTTAGCAGTAAAACGTTTTACTGCATGAAACAAAAACACACAGACAAAGTGCAAACTACAACACCACAAAGACAGACCGTCCGCAAGACGGCAGAGCAGCAGAGGGAACAAAAGCAAGAGCCTAGTGGCCTCAGCATCGGAGCAACAATTAACATCTCCGCTTCATCCTTTGATAAGAGAAGGAAGAACAAAGCAGGTGAACGGGAATATGCTGAGAAGCATGGGACTGACATTGATGCGAACGAGATGACTACTAAGCTCATCAAGAAGGAATACCTCAAGGAGATCACCAGCCATGTGGCTAAAACAAGGGAGGGTATCAAGCATTACTCTTCCCCTTGGGATGACGGTGGTAATCGGCGGGTAGCTCCGCTCATGATCCCTAAGATGCAGGAATACATCACAAAACGTAGGATGGGATGGCAGGAGAAAGTAGACGCCTTCCTCGACAAATGGCCTGAGATCAGAAGGAACTCTGAGAAAAGGCTGAACGGGGACTTCGCGAAGTATGCTCACCTGTATCCGGCAGAAGATGATCGTGATGGAGTTCTCCGAAACTTCAACCTCAGCATTACCTTTGGCCCGTTAGGTGGAGCAGAGGATCTCCCTCATGACTTACGTGAAATGTGGGAAGAGGAAGATGAGCGCCGTCGTGCAGAGATCTCGCAAGATCTTCGTAACAGGTTCTACGACAAGCTCACTCATCTCTCAAAGCGGTGCGCCGTAGCAGGTGATGAAGGCACGGCATTCCGCAAGTCCAATCTGGAGAAAGTTGTGGAACTCTGCGACATCCTACCATCAATGATGATTGACGGTGACATGAAGCTGCAAGGAGCTATTGACCAAGCACGGCATATGTTGCGGGGCATAGACTCAGACAGTATCAAGTCATCCAAGATCGTGGCGACTGACATCAGTCAGCAAGCCAAGGAGATTGCTAATTCTCTTATGTAACAAACAGTCGGGGGCCGCGCATCCGTTGATCACGCGAGAAGAAAATAGAAAACAAAACAAAAGATATGTCACATCACATAGAAATCACATCAGACGATATGCCCGCAGTACTGGACCGCAACCACAAGGCAGGGAATAAAAAGGCCCCCGTCTTTCAGTCCTTCTACGGCTTGGGTAAATCAATGCAAGCCGCGTTGTGGGCCGCTCGAAAGGAAGCTCATTACATCGACTATCGTGGAGCCTATAAAACGTTTAACGACGTTCGTGGGTTCGGGATCCCCAATCATGAGGAGCAGCGTATGAAGTTCTACGCTGACGAAGACCTCGACTTCAAAGATGGCGCAATGAATGTCCTCCATCTGGAGGAGATTGGTTTGGTCAGTCCCCAGACTCAGAAGGTTCTCATGCAGATGCTTCTGGAGAAGCGGGTGGGTAAGTTCTTCTTCCCTGAAGATACCTTCGTCATGGGGTCAACCAACATGCTGGCCCACAAGACAGGGGTTGAGCGTTGGCTGGCGGCATTGGCTGACAGGGTAGCGTTCTATCGTGTACGTCCTGACTTTGACTCCTATCAGAACTACCTGATGAATCATGGTAAGACGCCATACCTCTTGGCATTCCTGAACTCCAACCCTTCTGCTCCGTATGATTTCAAGATCAAGGAGTGGGACGGTGAGTCTAACTTACCTACCTTCAGGTCATTCTCCCGACTGGACGAACTGACTGACAGTTATGATGACATATCAGAAGCCGTGGCCGATCCTCTGTTCCGTGCTCATGCTACGTCTTGTGTCGGTCCTAAGTATGGAGAAATGTACACATCGTTCCTCAAGCTCACCAGCAGAGTGGGTGATGTGAACAAGATGATCGAGGATGCTGATCGTTGCAGTATCCCGCATGAGCCAGACATCAAGTGGCTTGTTGCATGTCGATCCATTGCATTGTCAAACAAGGATAACATCGACAAGGTTCTGGTCTTGGCGCATCGCCTGACAGATCCCAGCATGAACAATCCTAGTAATCTTGACATGATGGAGTCCTTCGTTGGCAACTCCATTGGACGAATCAAGAAAGACTTGCTAAAGACCCAAGCCCTCGTAAAGTGGCGGGTCAAGCATGCCGACGAACTCTCAGGAAAGATCAGCTAATCTGATTCACTGTATCCTGAATCACGCATCCTGCCCCATGATTATGTGGTCAGCTACCGACCCACTTGTAGCCGCATTCTATTTCTGGCTACGAGATGTAGGCAGCACCCACATTGTCGGGGCTGGGAGCGGGAACGTTAAACTATCTAAGGAAGCGGATGAGTTACTCCGCGACCATAGAGACACGGTAAAACGTTTCACTGAAATACACAGAAAAGAAAATAAACATGAAAGCAAAAGACAAGATCGCGAAAGCGAAGAACATCATCGCGAATCATCACGACATTCTCATGCCAGCACTAGCTGCGCTAGAGGATATTATTGTTGATGATCCGAGTCTCACAGCATGTACAAATGGGGAACATATTAGATATGGTGCCCAGTTTGTGGACACGCTGAATATCCAACAGACAGTTGGACTAATCGTCCATGAGGTATTGCATCCTCTACTGGATCACCTCACAAGATTGGCTACTCAGTTTCAGACTGACGCCCATCTCACCAACGTCGGTGCGGACTACGAGATCAATAACTTCGTAACCATATACAACGAGGAGGCTACCTTCCCCATTGTATTACCACCCGAAGCTCATGTTGATGTCGAGAAGTATGGCACTCTGGCAGCAGAGGTTATCATCAGGAAACTCTTCGAGGATACCCCGAAACCGCCACCGCCACCGCCGACTAACCCCAATCCCGATGGGGAGTGTGACAACCCCACTGATGGGGAGGGTGATCAGGACTCGCCTCAAGAAGGGGACAAGGAAGGCAAAGGTTCCGGCAACGGGCAACCGCAACGTCAGCCCTACTCCTCTGGTGAATTTGAACCTGCTAAAAGTTCTGCCAAGGCGAAGGAGCTATCCGACAAGTGGAAGGAGATCTTGACCAGCACTATCCAGACTGCGAAGTTACGTGGTAAGGGTGGGGGTAAGTTCATCGAGAAGCTTGGAGAACTACTAGAGCCTCCCCTTGATCTGGATGCCCTGCTGGATAAGTACACCACAGAGTTCTGTTTGTCAGATGAATCAATCCGTGCAGACAAACGCTACTTAGCCTATCACGATATCTGTATCACAGGTATGGAAGACGAGCAGCATGGCACGTTGGTATTCGTCAAGGATACTAGCGGTAGTATAAACAAAGATATCCTAGAGTCTGTTGTCAGCATTGTGCAGGGAGCTTCCACCAAGCTCCGACCACGACGCCTTATCGTGATGGATGTAGACGCCGAGGTGCAACACGTTGAAGAGTTCGGGCCTCACGATGAGATCCCCGCAGAAGCTAAAGGCAGAGGAGGGACAGACTTCCGACCTGCGTTTGACTTCATCGAAAACAATCTTGAGGAAGCGCGAGTCGTTATCTACTTCACTGATGGATACGGCGTGTTCCCTGAAGAAGAACCAAGTATCCCGACCTTGTGGGTGACATACGGTCTGGAAGATGATGGCTTCCCTTTTGGTCAGGTAGTCAACATGAATGAACTAATTGACCAAGCAGTATAAAATAAAAAGTAAAACGAAATGAAGATACAAACATTCTTTGAGAAGTTGGCGGACGATCCATACGGCAGATACGCATGTTGTGCGTTTCGCAGTATTGATGGTGTAATATTCGTGAGACAGGAATCAGGTACATTCGTTGATGGTGTAGAAGACCCCAACGATTTCCCAGTTTCTGTTATGCTAGAAGAAGGTGATGCTCGTTACCATGCCCTTGAGCCATATTGGATAATGGGGGCGGTTATAGAAGACGATGTGCTTCTCACGCACATTGCATTCGACGAGCACCGAACGGTCAGACAAGCCTATTGGAATTCCAACTACCGTCAGAAATGGTGCAAGTCAATTGCCGGTGATCGGGTCCATGTTCAAGTTAGGGGTGGGCAACCGCCTATCCTAAAACCTCATACTCGTAAGCTCAGAAACCGGTACGGTATGATCCGAGATACTCTCCTGACTTGTATGGAGCCTAACATATATGAGCGGGCTAGGACTTTGAGCGGGAGTGTCCCGACCAAAGAAGACCTTGACCTCCTCATGCCTGTTCGCGAATGGTGGGACTGGGCTTGGGCTTATGCCATTACTGATGCAGCGAAACGTTTGACAGACTGTAACAACAAAATCGCTTCTAGTCTTACAGCAGTGTCATTCGATAACCTGACTAACCTAGATAGTAAGCTCACGGATATCCGCGAGAAAGTATCTGCTTCAGACTTCGAGGCAGCTAAATCCTTGTTCGACCCTTTGAAAGAGCAGGTGAGTAAACTAGCCGAGCTGATACACAACGCCGAACACAAAATAAGTAACGCTAGTTTCGGGATATCCGTAGCCAAGATACCATATCAACTCTATCGACTACTCGACAGACTTGATAAGAAAATAACCTACCTCTTCGATGACGAGTGGTACAGCGCTATGGCTATCCACACGAAGTCAGAGGAAAGTCTCCTTGAAGGGTTTGACTCGTTGGCAGAGCTGTTCGACAAGATTGGTCTGCCAATATCTGCCCCGTATGGTGTGCAGGTATGCACCGAAAACATTGGCCAGCTCGCGGTCTTGAACGACACGATCAGGGAAGTCATACTGACCCCACCTCGCGACGAGGTTAATTCTGAAGAATCAAAAGAGCCTGAAACCCTACTAGTATAAAGTGAAGACAACTGCCGAAATCCAAATAGGAGATGCCTTGGTTGAAATAAAAAGCCGACGAGAAGACAACGCCTCAGGCTGGTCAATCATAGTGTTTACGCCAACTGGGAGTTTCCGGTGTGTGCGACCGCACATATCCGTAGCACTCAACAGATTCGTCGATGCTATTATATCCTCAGTAGATAAAAGGTTCCTTGAGCATGAGTCAGTGGTTCAGGAAACAAAAGATACCATACTGTCCATCATTGATTAGATGAGACATTACGTACAGGTAATAGAACCAATGGGGTTACCCATGTTTGTTGATGGTATGTTTGTTTCAGATGAACTGGTCGAGTACCGCGCCCATCCGATTGTTGATGGTGTTATACGAGAAAGGATGGACATAACAGATGGTGAGCCTCTTATGTTGGCTATAATACATCTGCTCCGGTCTACATATAATGCCAGCAATCAGATGGACGAAGGCCACAGCTCTGATCCACATGGACGTTGCAAACAAAACTAAGGCACTACGCCAAGTCTTGATGCGGTATAGCCGCAAAGACTGGGACTGGATATGTGACTATGGTACCCGAACCAAATGGTGCAAGCTAGGTCTGCTAATCGCTAAACGCGAATTAGATATGACATGGCGGGAAGCTGGAGCCTGTTTCGGTTTAAAGCCGGAACAGGCTTCCAGAGCCGCACGTAAGTTTGAGGATAAGGTATTTGAGGAACCTGCTCTTTTCGATATGATGACTAATCTATCGTTTCGAGTGCTTGAATCCTTGGGCCAGACAAGCGGATCTCATCAAGGGCGATCCTAAGTCTTTGCCTACCTACCGCGCCATCAGGGGTTAAGCCTATTACTTGTTCTATAAATGGTGTTGGGAACACATCTCTTTCCCTCCGCCCATTCACAATGTAATTCTGTCTGCGCTTGCCCATGCCTAGAGACTTCTCACTCATCACTCTTCTAGCTTGCCGTGGTGTTAGCCCCAGCCCTTGTGCTCCCAAGTAGGTAGTGTAGATACGCTGGTCTACTTCGCGCCTCACCTTCATCCATTTGCGGATAGACCTGCGAATCTGTCCTTCGGACAACTGCCCTTTTGATTTGAGTATGTTGCGTAGTGAAGAAGCACGGTTGCGTTCGTCCCGCGCTCTCTGTAGGTATCGGAGAAAGTGGGTCTCAGGATCATACTTGTATGGCTTAACGGGGACTATCTCCCCTATCAGAAGGGCCTTTGCTGATTTAGCAGGGTCAGGAGATGCTCCTGCATACAGAGCCTGATAAGCGGCTTGTGCTAATTTAGTAGGTGTCCTAGGGGCGTAAGCCTCTGAAAGGACGTAGCCTAACTTCTTAGCAAAGCCCACAGCCCCCTCTCCTTTTTCCGCTATCGGGCCTCCTGTGTCAGACCTCACATTCCTAGACACATCCACTACAGAACTAAGGAATATATTCTCATCCATGAATGTCTGGGCCACGCTTCCGAATGCTTCTTCAAACCCTCTTTCAACATTACCTCTATACGCATGCTCCGAGAAACGGAGTAGAGGATCAACGCTGATAGCAAAAGGATTAACAAAAGTCATGTCCCATGAGCTAAGCTCATTACTCTTTAGACCTAATAGGGACTGAGGATTATACCAGAAAGTATTATACCTCTTATACTCTGGCGACGACCCTCGTAGAAGTTCATCTTCTTCTTCGCCAATTCCCACCAAGTGAGCGAGTAATGTTGGGAGACCAGCACTCACTCCAAGGATAACAGTGGACACTCCACTTATGCGCCTTACGCCTCTACTCCTTACGACAGGGTTGGTGCTTTTTAGCTCTTGTTTAGCCAGCTTGAAAGTGTTTTCTAGTATGCGGAAGACTTCGGTTTTGAACCGCAAGAACGGGGTAACGACAGAAGCGTACTCGCTCCTACCTATCTTCTCAACTAGGTGGTAAGCGTCTGCATACGACTGTGATGTACGACGAACCTTTTGGGCCGCAAGATACTTAAGGTCGTAATCGGAGAGGCTCCGGTATCCTGCTGGCGCGTTCGCATCAATAGAATCTGTGTTGTTATCTATGTCCCACTGCTTTGCTTTCAACAGGTTCTCTTTCTCCAGCTCGTAGTACCCGATCTTGTAGAAGGCATCAACCGATTGTGAAAGAGCCTGAAGTCTTTCCATGACAGGCTTTACTACTTTGTCTGAAAGTCCCTTCGATTTCTCAACGATCTTATTTAAAGATTCAATTTCTTTGAGAACAGAAGACACATTCTTAGGCTTCTTGAGCAGGTCTCTAATCAAAGAAGAATAAAGATCCTGCCCGATAACATTCAATCCCGTCAGCTCTGCATAATATTCGTCGAAAGCCTTGGGGTCTTTTAGTGAGCGACCAATATCTGTGGACCTTGTAGCTATTTTAGCCATAGACACAGGGCCAAAACCTTGGGCTGGTGCGAAGAAGAACAAGTTACCGAGAACGTTTCTCAGGTAAAACGTTACAGAGCCTAAAGTTTTAGCGGTAAGAGCGGCCCCCGTTAAGAGCCTAAGGCCTTCACCGAACGACGCGAGTTTCTGTTTAGATGTAGACAAGTTAGACTCTGCAACATCTGGCGAGTACATACGTTTCAGATCATCAAACATATCCTCACGGATATAGTAGTTATATGTTTCGTCGTATGTTGACTCCAGCTCTGTGGTCGCTTGCACTTTATCCCCATAAACGTATGCCTCTCCTGTCCGCATATTGACGTAAGACTCTGGGTCTAGTTCGGGACGGTTAGTTAGCTGGGCATGGGTGAATACGAATGCGTCTTCATCGGTGGCACTTTTCGGAGCCCCTAGTTCGGCTATGTTATTGAAGTAAGCCTGTCTAGCTGTCATCTCTGTGACAACAGTAAGTGAGCGTGCCAGATTATTTATACCTGCTTCAGGGCCATAGACGCCCATTAGTTTCTGCAATGGAGGCGGTACTTGTTGCCTTCGTCTCAGGTTATTTAGCAAAGACCTGCCTACTCCTTTTGGTAGACGATACTCTTCGCTCTTCGCCCGTTTCTCCATAGCCTTCAGATAGGTAGACATCATAGCATGGATCGGATCCCGACCTGTATCTGAAGCCTGCTCTAGCTCTTGCTTTGATTTTTCCAACGACTCTTCTTCAGTCATTGACTCCCCTTCATTTCTTGCCTTCGCACGGATTTTCTTAGCTTGGGTCTTGATCCACTGCCGACGCATATACTCGTAGGCTTCAGTGAACGCTTCCGTTGTCTTATCCGACATGATCCTATCTCTGAATCCTTCCTCTTCAAAGACCCTGTACTGGCGTGTGAGATAAACACCCACTTGGCTTTCTACTTTGGCCATTACTTTACCTTCAAGGCCGAAGGTCTTTTTCATTACTAAACTAAAGGCGTCTAGTAACAAACGTAGCTCTAATACAGAGTCAGCTAAATCAGGAGCTATTTGTCGGATGTTCTCCCGCGCGGCATCAATATCCTTGCGGACTTCTTCTTGTAGCCTCTCGCGTTCTTTACGCATCGGGGCGACCACTAACTCTCTGTATTTAGCTTTGATGTTTTCTCTAGTGAACCCAGCAGCTTCTGCTTCGCCCGCATCAGTTCTTGCTTTTAAGTCTTTCCTCCATGACCAGTAAGACTCCCTAAGATCCTGCCTGAACTCAGGGTCTACTGTTACATTTTCGCTACTGCCCGTTGCTCTCGAAATGAGCGCGTCGTCTATTTGAGGATATCTTTCCCGTACTTTTTGGAAAGCGGCAAGCTTGGCATTGCTAAGTTTCTCAGACGCGTTTATAAATGCCCGCTCTTTTTTCTTTATCTCCGTAATTCTAGGATCCGTGTCCCCAAACTTCAGAGCGCTCATACCTGTATAGCCTTGGTATTTGCCCCTAGAAAACACGCCTAGAGGCAGCTCCAAGGTATCAAACATTCCTTGGAACCTAGCGATCACTTGCTCTGGGGTAGTGTCATCACCGATGTCGTTAAGTGAATTATCGAAACGACGGGTTATAACATCAAACCCAGCATTAGGGTTACGCGGGTCAAAGGGCATGTGTCTGGCGCGAGCGGCACCTCCATTGGCCAAGAACCTAAGTTCATGAGCCATGCGGTTTATCATAACCGCCAACTCTGGGTTATCTTTCTTGAGGTTATATCGAGCAGACATCCTGCGGAATACCCCTGCGATGTACCGGAGCATTATGCGAAGGGTGCTTGGGCTGGACTCGTAAAACGCAACATCCTCTTGAGTAGTATACCCGCGAGTCACCCTCTTTAAGATGCTGAGTAACTTCTCGCCCATGACTTGCTGCATAGTCTCTAAATCATTGTCAGCAATACCTTGTTTAAGGGCGGCGCGTAAATCAGGGTTGCGGGTATACTCGTCTACAAACTCGTTGAATTCTGTCGCACTAAACGTTTCAATCAGAGTGTTCAGTTCCGCGAGGGGGATTGCTTTGAACTCTGCTATGTGCCCCAGCTCCTCAGCAATAATAGAATCCATGATGCCTTTAAGGTGCAACTCGTTCTCCACTATTGCACTCTTAGCAAACAAGCCTCGCACTAGATTCTCTCGAACTACATAAATGACGGGTACTCTCTCCCCGTCTTTCTCTACGACTACAGAAGCGAAGGCTTCGTCAGACCTACCTGAAAAAATACTGGGAACTTCATCTGCCGTTTCAAC